TTGTACAATGATGATGAAAGGTTATTGAGACAAGGACGATTACTTTATATCTGGCGAAAGGAAGACGACGATTGGGCTATCCACTTTACACAACTAGCCGAGCAGGCAGCAAGGTTGTCATCACAGACTTCATCGCAGGAATTGAACGACCCTACATCGGATACTATCTAGCAGGGCTGGATCGTTTCCCATGTACGTGGCTCAAGGGGGGCTACTATAACACGCAAAAAGAAACGAGTCTCGACCTTACCGTACAAGAGTAAATTTGAGCAGGAGTTTCACACCCGATATCCTCAGTTAGAATATGAAACTAACAAGCTGAAATATCTGGTAGAACATACCTATAACCCAGACTGGAAAATAAAAGAGAACGTCTATATAGAAACCAAAGGTCTGTGGCGAGCAGCAGATAGAGCCAAACACCTGCATATCCGGGAACAGCATCCTGAAGTAACGGTCTATCTAGTTTTCCAGAATCCCAATAATAAGCTGAGCCGAGTCTCCAAGACTACATACGGTGAGTACTGTGATAAGCATGGGATTGAATGGGCAACAATCGACACGATTCCCGATCATTGGTTGCTCAATGATTGAGAGACAACGACAGGAGGTCTGGTTTGCACATTAAGCATGTAACAGAAAAAGATAATGGAAGTGTAGTATTCCAAGGAGTGCTCGAAGGAAAGGAACTGGCGTTTGTAATTGAGATGGGGATGGAAGCTATCATACAAGCTGGTGCAGTTCCCTTTGTTTCAACACTAGAACATGAGGGCTTCGACATTTACGAAATGCCCGATACGGAGCAATAATCTTGCGACATTTTATTTTGCCAGATTGTCAGGTAAAACCTGGTCACAGTTATGATTATCTTACACGAATTGGTAATTATATCTGTGACCATCAACCTGATATTATTATTAATATTGGGGATTTCGCCGATATGGCTAGTTTGTCTAGCTACGATATTGGTAAAAAGGCGTTCGAAGGTCGTCGGTATATCGCTGACGTGGAAGCAAGCCATAAAGCAATGGAGCACCTTCTGAAGCCTATTAAGGAACACAACGATAGGCAGCGAAAGAATGGTAAACGTCAGTACAAGCCTCGAATGGTTCTTACCCTCGGTAACCACGAGAATCGAATTGATCGCGTGGTTAATGGTGATCCTAAACTCGATGGGACTATTAGTGTCGATGACCTGGGTTACAGCGATTATGGGTGGGAAGTACACCCGTTTCTTGACGTGGTTGTTATTGATGGTATTGCTTACAGCCATTATTTTGTCACCGGTGTTAGCAACCGTCCTATCTCAAGTGCTCAACTCACTCTTAACAAAAAGCACATGAGTTGTATTGCTGGCCACCAACAAGGTCGACAGGTCGCTTATGGATACCGGGCAGATGGACGACGTATCTCCTCTATCATTGCAGGTTCATGTTATGAACATGATGAAGATTATCTAGGATCCCAGGGTAATAAACACTGGCGTGGCGCCTTCATGCTCAATGAAGTCGATGATGGTGAGTTCGATGAGATGTTTATTAGTCTCCCCTATCTGGAGCGTAAGTATGGATCAAACTGATAAGAGCACAGCTCGTTCGGCACGCATGGATGCGTCCGATTATAAACGGATTGAAGAGTTGATGCATGGGGCTGGGGGAGCTCTGGTGTATGCCAAGGATCTGGAAGATTGGCAGACAGCCGATGCAACCACATTCCATGTTCTCTCTATGGCTATTCTGGATCTAAATGATCGACTGGAAAAACTTAAAGCTGCCACCGATAAACCTTTGGTCATTACCGCATATTAATATGGGCATTCAAGAACTAGAACTCCTTGAATGGAGTAACCAACCAACAGGCCGTAAGGATGATCAGGATAAGGTAATGATGGATCTACTGGATCCAGATGCCTTAGAAGGTCTTGCGGCTGTTCTTACCTTTGGAGCCAAGAAGTATGCTCGCAATAATTGGCGCGGCGGAATTAGCTGGAGCCGTGTTATTGCTGCTTTGCTTAGACATATTTTCGCGATACTTAAGGGAGAGTATAATGATCCGGAGAGTGGTCTCCCTCATATTGATCATGTGGGTTGCTGCTGGATGTTCTTATCTCATTTCATGAAGAATCGACCTGACCTGGATGATCTAAAAAAATGAGCATCTATATTGCTGGACCGATGTCTGGATATGAAGGGATGAACTTCGATGCTTTCAATACTGCTGCAGATGATCTTCGGTATACTGGTTGGGAGGTTATCAATCCGGTCGACATTAACCCAGATCCAAATGCGGACTGGAAAGAATGTATGATCAAGGATATTGAAGCATTGATTCATTGTGAAGCGATGTATATGCTTATTGGATGGCAAGAGAGTAAGGGGGCTACCCTGGAACACACCATTGGTTCGGCACTGGGGTTAGATATGTACTACGAGGAAGATGACTACAAAAATGACAATAACGGAACGGACACTGCAGGAAATGATGGAGAGGCTGAGTCAGCTTGACGAGCTCACCATTCTAGAACTGTTGGACATTACCAGTGAAGAATTGGTGGAGTTTCTAGCAGACCAGGTAATCGAAAAGTATGACCAGCTTCTAGAGTATTTCGACGAGGATATTGATGATTGATGAACAAACAGTAAAGTTGGCTAAGGCCGTTCTCGATGCGTCAGAAGCCCTCGATGATATCTATACAAACTTGCCTCGACTAGAAGATCATAATGAACTGACGGTCTTTCTCGATACACGGGTATCGAATGCTCACCGGATTCTCCTGCGACAATTTTTCACTGCAATCAGGGTAGTAAAAGAATATGAAGAAAACGGACTTCAAGACGAAACGAAAGATGACCAATGAAGTACGGGACTCTGAGGCGGATGAATTGATCAAGGACTTCCTGGTACGGAACTATATTCACAATGCTAAAGTTAAAGAAATTCTGGAAGAATATCTTGAAGGCAAGGATACTTCCAATCGCCCAGCGTCTAAACTGGAAGACCAAGAAGACTGAAGTCTACTTCTGGGAAGTACAATGGATGGGACATAGTTACTTTGTAATTAAAGCACCTCGCTTTCCTTATCCTGATTTGCTTCCTTATATTAAGCTGAAAGAATTTAATGGTTATTGGTATTGGAAAGGGACATATTAATATTGAACGATCTACAACACTATGTATATAAAAGCCGCTATGCAAGGTGGCTAGATAAAGAGGGCCGACGGGAACATTGGCATGAAACGGTTAAGCGGTATTGTGATTTCTGGGCTAATAGGTTTGGCGATCTTTTCCCCTATGATAGTATTTATACTGCTATTCATGGTCTGGAGGTAATGCCCAGTATGCGGGCATTGATGACGGCTGGTCCGGCTCTTGAACGGGATAACATCGCAGGATATAACTGTTCCTATATTCCTATTCAGGATCAGAAGTGTTTCGATGAAATTATGTTCATTCTAATGAATGGTACTGGAGTAGGATTCAGTGTTGAAAGACAATACATTAATAAACTTCCAGAAGTTCCGGAGCGCATTTACGATTCGGAAACAAATATTGTTGTCGCAGATTCTAAACAGGGCTGGGCTTCGGCATTTCGCCAACTCATCGCCCTCCTTTATTCAGGACAATCTCCGTCACTTGATGTTGACCGAATCCGACCTTCAGGAGCGCGCCTCAAAACTTTCGGAGGCCGAGCAAGTGGTCCTGCTCCTTTGGTGGAACTATTCAACTTCACTAAACAACTATTCAAGGGTGCCTTGGGCCGAAAGCTCAACTCAATAGAATGTCATGACCTGGTATGTAAAGTGGCACAGGTGGTTGTGGTTGGTGGGGTTCGTCGTAGCGCCCTCATTAGCTTGTCTAATCTCACGGATGAACGTATGCGGAACGCCAAGAATGGTGCTTGGTGGGATGGTTCTGTTCACCGCGCTCTTGCCAATAATTCTGTAGCGTATACTGAAAAGCCAGATGTTGGTATCTTTATGAAGGAATGGCATGCTCTCTATGAAAGCAAATCAGGCGAACGTGGAATATATAACCGGGTATCTGCAAAGAAGCAAGCAGCAGCTACTGGGCGCCGAGAAGTTGATCACGACTTTGGAACAAACCCTTGCGGGGAGATCATTCTCCGACCCTTCGGTTTTTGTAACCTTACAGAAGTCGTTGTCCGACAATCGGATACTAGTAAGGAACTTATCGATAAGGTTAGGCTCGCTACAATCCTTGGGACGTTCCAATCAACACTCACAGACTTTCGGTACATCCGAAAGCAATGGAAAGTAAATGCGGAAGACGAACGCTTGTTGGGGGTGTCTCTTACTGGTATTATGGATAATCCTATCCTTAGCGGCCATGATAGGGGCCATGATAGGGGCACTGATCTCGCGGATCTACTCACCGGACTAAAGAATGAAACTATTCACACGAATGCTGAGTGGTCTGCAAAGCTGGGGATTAATCCTAGTGCTGCTATTACTACTGTTAAGCCTAGTGGCACTGTATCTCAGTTGGTGGACAGTGCTAGTGGGATACACCCTCGCCATAATAGTCATTATGTGCGTACTGTCCGAGCTGATGTAAAAGATCCACTTGCAGTATTCATGCAGGAGAAAGGAGTCCCATATGAAGTGGACGTTACGAATAGTTCTAATCTTGTTTTCTCTTTTCCAGTGGCTGCTCCTGCTGGTAGTATTAACCGATCGGACCGTACTGCGCTCCAACAGTTGGAACATTACCTATCTTTTAAGCGTCATTGGTGTGAGCATAACCCAAGTATTACTGTGTACGTGAGGGAACATGAGTGGCTTGAAGTTGGTGCATGGGTGTATAAACACCTGGATGAAATTGGTGGAGTCTCTTTCCTACCTCACAATGATCACGTATATCAACAAGCGCCATACCAGGATATCTCGGAGGAAAAGTATAATGAACTTCGAGCATCGTTCCCAAAGATACCTTGGGTAGAGTTTGATAACTATGAGACGAATGAAGACACTACGAATGGTGCCCAAGAGTTCGCCTGTACTTCAGGGAGTTGTGACATCTTATGATAGTGTTCCAGTTTATTCACGGTTTAGCTTTTGGTATTGAATACGTAGAAGATGAGCAGATGGGATTCATCGGATGTCTGGATCTTGGAGTACTGCGGATTCTATGGTACAAAGATGTAATTGAAATCTAACAAAAGAAAAGGCCGCCCTTGAGGCGGCTTTCTTTTAGCTATTGAAAAGGGCTTGTTCCGAGAGCCTTCGTCTCGTTAATCCATCTACTACTACACCCCCCGCATGATTCCACTTAGGAAACTCAGCACTAGCGCCCGATATATCTCCCACATTGAGCTTCCGGAGAAGGGTGCTGGATTGAAAGTTAGCGCTTCCCAGATTGAATACGAAATCCACCAATGCATCAAATTGATTCTGATTGAGTTGCACAGTAACTACACGGTTGACAACATACTCAGCTCCTTCGATGTTGCTCGCGAGATCATTCTGGGCCTGTTGAAAACTAATGGTACTACCAGGAACAACTCCGTGAGTATTCCCATAACCATTAGTCCATACACCGGCTACATCCTGGTAAGCCGTCAGGGACAAACCCTCGAATTGCTCTGTGAGCTTAAAACCGTTCGGGCTATACGTTAGATTGTTGGTATTCATTTAAGTCCTTGTGCTCGTTGATAACGTTCTGCACCAGCTAGGCCACTGGCCATACCGGCTTCACGTTGTTCAATGTTAAGATGCTTGTTAACTCCCATATGAGTAGCTAGTTTATTAGCTAGTTCAGTGGGATCTCCACCAGCCTGGTAATACCTATTTGCATAATCATGCATAGCTTGTTGGGTAAGACTACCTGAATCTGAATCGCTTAAAGCCCGTTTAATAATCTCAGCCTTAACTGTTTCCAGTTGTTGATTCTGTTCAGCACCCACGGTAGCCTGCAGACGCATCTTACTTTCGTCCAGCGGACGGAATGAGAAGTTCCGTTTCATCTGATCAGTGGGTGTACGGTTAGCTACCAGATTCCCGGTGTGGGGATCATAATAGTTACCATTCTTATCCGTGTAAGCCATGTTCTCCATAACCCCTTTCATAGAGTTAGGTAATGCATCATACAGAGCCACCTTCGCATTCTGCTTGTTGGGATGTTCAGCTAGAGTTGTGGCAGATCCAATCACTTTGGCAATTGGAGAGCCTTCGGGTAAAAGCGTCCCTAGAGGATCATCCGGAATGTCATCAGCATGAGACAGAGAACCGGTCATATCAATACCAAGACCCGATGTCATCCCAAAGTTCAGAGCATCTGCAAGACCTTTATTCACTCCATGAAGCGAATGCAATAGGATTTGATCTAGATTCGTTGGCTGTTGCATCAGTCCTTGCTTGGTGGCCCATGTGGTAAGTTGCCCCAATAGACCATTAGCAATGTTGTATCCAATAAAGCCACGAACTCCTGAAGCAGCAATACTAGTTGCGAGCATTGTTACCATTGGACCTACCTTGCCTTGACCAAACATCTTACCTGCTGTGGCTGCTTGACTGATCTGGTTCATCTTGAAGGTCGTCAACATCCGGGTAAGATCACCCAGGAAACCCATCTTGTTAAACATAGGTGCTGCTGCTTCTCTGGTATAATCTGCCATTACCTTCTGTACAGCATTGTGGGCTGTACCAAAGATCTCCTTATCAGACATCTGATCACCAACAGTATCCTTCAACATCCGGGCGTAATACATATAGGTAAATGAACGCATCCCACTTTCCGGTGCAGTCACATTAATGTGCATTACTTTACCCAACGGAGTTGGTTGGTGTGTGATTGTCCCCATATTAAATTGTTGGGTATTTAATGTATCATTATCCCTGGCATACTGTAAAGCTCCACGAAGAAAAGGATCCGCGGGGAGTTGTTTAGTTGCCATAGATTGCAGGATCTCTTTTTGATCCATAATAGATTTGAACACTGACAGAACACTAGCCTTGCCAAAAGCGGCACCATCAGCTCTCATTACACTATTTACCATGGGAATTCCTAGTGCTGGTTGAATCAATGTTACCAGACTATGACTGAATTTCCCAAGACCAACAAACATGTTAAGCAACCCAGTCTTGGTAAGATTTGCCATCTGTCTCATCTGGGTAGGACCTACACCAGTGACTTCAGCAATACCATTCACCATACTGTTGGTGAACTTATTCAGATCACCAAGGTTCCTATGCATCTGATTGTCCAGATAGGCTTGACTAACAGCCTTAGCGTTGGGTGCATCTACAGTAGGATCCTTGATGAAGTTCTCAGCTTTGCTGATAGCTTGTTGAAACTCGCTCCAGCGATTCACGGAATCTAGATACTTCAACTGTTGTTTCCCACCATCGATTGCATTCTGTTGCATCGACTGCCAAAGTTTACTTCCCTCTGCTCCACCAACTGTATTCTCCGGATTAGATTTGAACTTACCTCGGTTAGCCATCTGACTCAGTTTGTTAGTGCTGGCCATCTGGGTGTCATGGTACGCCTGTACAATCCGATCAATATCTGCATTGGTCTTGGACAGTTCATTCAGGATGTTCATGAAGCCATTGAAGGTATGATCATCCACACTACCCTTACGTAGGATGGGTTTACCCATATCCAGATTTTCTCCGTCCGGATGGAGTTCCTGAAACCGCTTAGCAATAACGCCAAGTGCCGTTCGGTTATTATGTCCAAGTACTGCTACCACTCGACCTTCACTATCCTTTACAATCTGTTTAAAGTCACCAGTGAAATATCCAGCGATGTGGGCAATACGAGGGGTTACTGGGGGCAAACCGGCTGCTTGTCTTCCCGCATTAAACTTGGTAAAGGCTTCCTTCTGTAGTTCCAAACTACGCTGGTAATACTTGATCTGTTCATCTGTGAATCCGCGATTCTTCAATTCAGACGGAGAAAATTCACGAGTACCTTCATTAGCTTCCATCAGAGTACGGATCTCAGTGAAGTGATCCAGAGGCATATCCTTGATCATCTGACCCAGCCCGGTCTGTTTATTCAACAGATTTTCACGAGCCCACTTATCCGCAGAGCGGAATGCCTTCGCTACAGAGTCGGTAGTATATTTTACCAGTGGATGTCGACTAAAATCAGACAACATCAATCCACCCTGCAGAACGTTATTCCGAAGGAAGTTACCTACCTTACTATCTGATAGATCATTAGCTTGGTTAAATTGTGCTTTCAGTTCTTCTGGACTAAGATCATCTTGTGCATGGGGATTCAGAGAATCTACAGCATTCCTCATACCCGGGATCTTACCTAGTTGATCCATCGGCTTCTCGTTGACGGTCTGTGACCAATCTCGATTAGCTTCCCGATTAACAAAGTTCTTAATACCTTGGCCTACAATTTGTCCAAAAGAATCTAGGTTCCGACTATTGGGAATCATCCGATCTAGTGTCCGGAAGGTTACTCCATGAATTGCTTTCAGCACTGCACCAATTGATTTAAACAACTCCGGAAGATGCCCAAAGGTGTACATGTTAACTGCACCCTTACTTTCATATGGGAGGGTAGGATCAGTACCCAGTGCTTTACCGATATTTTCCTTACTCTTATCCAAAGTCTTGGTTGCTCGATCCAACGCATTCCGAATGGATGAAGTCGGTCCTTGTTTACTTAGAGCATCATTAAGTCGAATTTGGAGACTATCAACACGAGCCTGATTAGCTTTAACTGTCGGATGATTGGCTACACGTTGGTCAGCCATTTCCTGGGTAACAGCTTCAGCAAAGCGCTTCGCACTCTCTGACTTAGATACTAAATCACCAGACTCATCATGAACCATACTGGTATATCGTTCATATGCTCGATCCATATCCGCAGGCATAGAGAATTTTGTAGGATCTCGGTCAACAATAGCTTGTATAGCTTGTGTGAATTCATCAGGAGCCAGAGAACGATTAGTCTCAGGAGCATCTGCCGCAGGGTGATTAACATCACTAGTGGGATCTAGTTCTTCAGGAGAAGCCTTCTGAATATCAGTGACCCGATTTTCAATTGGTACTGCATTGACTTCACCTCTAGGACCTTCGGTGAATAGAGACATCTGTTTATCAGCATCTCCATTACCTTCCGGGTTCAGTTCTTCTGGATGTCGAGCGTTATATGCTTCTAATTCAGTTTGTGCATTATATTCAGGAGTAAGACCTTCCCGTGAACCTGGAAATAAATCTCCTTCTGCCTGTTGTTCAGCCGACATCTGACGGAACTGACCAGCTTCGAGACCGGCTTGTTGATTAAATAATGGAGCTTGTTCTTGGGCATTACCCAGATTGGTATTAGCAATTCCCTCACGATTTACTGTGATCGGAGGACGTTGAGGTCCTTCATTCGGACCCATCGTAGGTATAGTAGCACTAGGAGCGGCTGCATCATCACTAGCTAGTTTAGCAGCAGCCTCAGCAGGAGCACCAGCACCTTCGGCTACTATACCACCGCCTCTATGTAGGAAGGGTGCGGCTAGTTCAGCCAATTGCAGAGCTGGTTTAGCGATAGCCTGTTGACCAGGATTAAGTACTTGAGCAGCACTGAACGGAGAACCAGCAGTTCCAGCAGCAGCCAACTGCCCCGGTAGAGTGTTTCCAATATAGTTCATAGCTTCATTAGGAAGCTGATACCCTGCCGTACCCTGGACTCCTGATGTATCAATACCAGCCTTGTTCAGCCCGGCTTCAGCAGAGAATTGTCCGTAGTTCTTTTGAACATTCTCAACAGTCTTGGCCAGGTTCGCTGCTAAAGGTTGACCTTCAAGAGCCCGACCGGTGGCTCCAATAGCTCCGGCACCAAGGATAGCCGGAGTTTCAATCCCTGCTACAGCCAGATTTGCTGCTTGTAGACCAAGCCCTTTGATATTATTCCAGAGGCTATTCTTATCCGCAGGAGCACTTTCCCAATTACTATTTCCTTGAGGTGCCGATTCCCACCCTGCATCATTAGATGATTGTTGTGGTGATTGTTGTTGCGTAGGTTGACTAGCGGCTGCTAGTCCTTGTCCACTAATCCCAGTAGCATCCGAGAAGTTCTGAACATATGCTTGTGTTTCTGGATTATTCCAGTTACCAGGATTCCAGCCACCATTATATCCAGCAACTGCTTTCCGGGGATCTTCTCCGAAATGCTGCATATTCTGTTCAATAACATATCGATGAATTGTAATCGCATCAATAGGATTATTTGGATCCAGTTTACGACCTTCAGCTTTTTCAATATTAGCAAGAGTACTGGGTTCAACTTGAGGAAGACCCATAGCACCCTTAGGTGAGACTTGTCCTGGAATATTCTTAGATTCCATGTTAATCTGAGCTGCCGTCCCACCGGTAGGCCAGTTCGGATGATTCTGTTGAATAATGGCATCATTGACTGCCATTGCGGATGCTGGAATAGAACCGCCCCCTTGTTGGGGGGCGGTCTCCCAACCTTGGTTGGTATTATCTGCCATAGTTACTTGGGTTTCCGTTGAAGACTTCCATCAGGCCCTACTCGATAATCATACTTACTAACATCATCATTAGGCCATACTTGTTTTGCTGCATTCGCTAGAGCTTCAGGTGCTGGTTGATTCTCTGGGGGTTGTTGAGTGCCACCCCCTCCACCCGTCGTGGGTACCGGAGGTACAGTTGACGGAGCATTCGTACCAGTGATACCTTGTTGGAACAGAGAGGTTTGTCGAATTTGCTGAATTGTTTGATTAATGTTGTTAAGCATTACACGATCACTAGCAGGATCTTTGGAGGTACCATTGGTAAGTCTAGTGTAAAGTTGTTGCTGAAGAGCTGCCAAAGGTGCCGTTGCTTGTTTAACTTGCGCTTGGATATTAGCCACATCCACACGACCACCAACCAATTCCTTGGTAGCTTGGATATGACCCACTGCACCAATACCAGCCACATTCTCTTCTCCAGCAACCTTCTGACCAGTGAGGGCAGATTCCTGAATAAACTGTGCCGAAGACTTGGCCATTGCATCAGCCGCTTGACGAAGGGTCGCTGGATCACCAGAAGCGAGAGGCCCTAATTTAGCGGGATCTATATTATTTGATTGCAGTAATTGTGCCATAGCAGCCGGTCTAGCAGGAGCAGGAACATTATCCATATATGCTGCAGCTTGTCCCGCCAGTTGACCTACTTGACCAAGTTTCTGTGCTTGATCGGCCGTCATCTTCAACTGATTACCAGCAACTGCTGCTTGTGCCCCACTAGGTTCAGCAGCCTGAGCAATGTTACCAGCAGCATTCGAGGTCTTAGCCAGACCTTGTTCATCACTAGTCTGAGCTTGAGTAAATTGATTAGCTAGTGTTGGTTTTGCAATTTCAGCACCAATTGTACCCTGTGCTACTGCAGCTTTAGCAGCCTCTTGTTGATTGGCATAATCATTCTGGATACCCGCTTGTTGTGCTGCATATGCCGGTCCCACTACATCTGCCAAAGTAGACATATCATTTTGGTATGGCATAGATTAACTCCAAAGAGTTTGAAGACCCTGGAAAGCATTCTTACCAAAGTTAGTTAAACCTTGTTGTGCTTGAGGGGTAGAGAAGTTAGCAAATAATCCATTCAGGGCATTAGCCCCCGAGGTATTACGAGCAGCACTCGCATAATTACTTCCACCCAGTGCTTGGGCTTGGGCTTGTGCCAGGGCGGCAGCGAGTTGAACTCCTTGCGGACCCTTCTCAGCATTCATACCTTTGGCTGCATACTCACGAGCAATATTACTTTGCATCTGTTGTGCATAAGCACCGGTCGGACTAAAAATATTGTTGATCGAATTCTTGTAATTATTCGCAGCATTCTGTTGAGCAAATTGCTGATATGCATTCAATCCTGTATTCAGGAGTTTCATATCAGTACCTGTATCTCCAAAGATGCTACCGAGTGTGGGACTCGCCCCCTCACTACCAAGAGATCCTGCAGTACCTTGTCCCATCGGACCAAACTGTACCCCTCCTGCTGCACCCCCCGAATCCGTCAATCCACCCGATTGAGCGATGAGCGCGCCTTGTGGGCTTCCACCAGCCATCGAGGTAGGCCCATACATAGACGACAGAGATCCTTGTGGTGCGGCTGCTTGCGCGCCAGCATCGGTAAATTGAGCACCCCCAGTTTGATCAAATCCCATAGGGGATCCAGTACCTTCCATACCAACACTACCAGTGTTGGACAGCGATCCAATTGAGTTGGCACCAGTGGGACTTGATACACCTGTAGCACCTGCAGTGGGAGTTGTTTGACCCAGAGCAGTAGGCACCGGAGAGGCAGAGGTAAGACCTCCAGGGCCTTGAGTAGCATTCATTACCCCATTCAAATCTGCTGAGGAGCCTGTTCCACCTAGACCTAAACCAGTGCCCGAAGTAGTACCACCTAATCCCGATAAATAACCCAGACCAGATCCCACATCTGCCAGAGAGCTCCCCCCAGCTACGCCGAGACCCGCACCACCAAGGCCCCCCGCAGCACCTCCAATAGCTGTACCAGTACCGGCTGCTGGACCAAACAAGGCAGCACCACCAGCACCCTGTTCAACATCACCAAGGGTGGAGGCACCTTGTTGGGCAGTACTCAAAGCAGCATCACCCGCTCCAAGACTACCCAAACTAGGACCAGCCCAACTACCGAGGGCAGAAGTACCACCAGAGATAGCCCCTGATTCCAGTGCCGAGCCGAAGTTATGAGTTTGTGCATAGTTGCCAACAGCACCACCTAGTCCCGCCCCGATAGCTGTACCAATACCTGGAGCGATGAACGTACCGGCAATACCACCCAAAATAGGAAGGGCGTCATCAATAATACCACACATTACTGGATCTCCTTCACAAAGATATAACCCTTCATATCAAATCCCAATTTATTAAATAGTTTAGGGGCTTTATCAGTATTGATGCCCGTATTGTGCAGGATTACCATTTCTTCTGCACCATTCTCTTTTGACCAGTTATAAGCTGCATCAAGTAATCGTACTACCAGAGATCCACCACGATGTTCGGGAGCTACATAAAGACATCGATCACCTGACCATTTTGTACCAGAGAAGAATTCCTGGGTCATTGCCATCAAGATAAATCCCCGATATTCCGAATCAAATGCGATGAAGTGCCGATCAGGAGAAGCTAGGGTATTATCAAGAGCTTGCCAGCATCGGAGTTCATCATAGGGTTGATGAGCAAAGCGGGATTCCTGATGTAGGTGTCTACCCAATTCCATAATTTTTTCAGCATCTATCCGGGTTAGTTTCGTCTGAATCATCAAGTACTCACAATGAAAGTAAAATTTCCAGATGTTGGAGTCGTAGTATTAATAGCTACCAAGTGGAATATCACTTGTCCAGTATTCGATAAATCAATCCACTCCACTATTACCCCAGACGTGTTTGATGTCGCAATTGCTCCAATATTAGGTAAGGTTGTTGATAAACCAGTTACTAGAGTATAAACACCTGTACTGGTTTCTGAAATCGACCATCCAGTTGGCATACCCGTTCCAGTTCCACTTGAGGAGACATAACCTTTACCTGTTACATGCCAAGCATTCCCTGCACCAGGAGTTGTTCCAGTAGCTGTACCACCTTGAATATTTGTTAATTCATTGTGATTTCGAGTCTGAATCAGAGAAATATCAGAACCTGTAAAACTCAGTGAAGTAAAAGGAAGTCCATTCGAATTAAGAATATTCGTAAGATTAGTATACCATTCCAACCAATAATAACTACCATTGGGGGAATTGAGTGGTGGTGGTGGTAATCCTGCAGCCATCTTATCTCCTTACTTCTTGGATAATATCTAGTTCAAATGATTCCATCCGAAGTGGATAGGGTTGTTGATAAATGAATTGATATGCCCTTCGTCTACTAAAACCCATTTGAGTTACTGTGGGATAACTTGAATTAATATTAAGAGTAAAATTACCCACCCACGTATTATAATCATCATCTGACCAATTTACTGTAATTGGAACATTATTATCGCCATTTGGACCATCACAGATTAAGGACATCCGAAAGAATCGTTTTCGCATAATGGTATCAAAATCGATTTTAGAAGTAATAACTTCACAATTAATAGTAGCTCCAATATCAGTATACGTAGTGGGAGTCATGGAAGCTACTAAACCAGTGGTATAATTAATGAAAGTAGGTTCACCATTACCACTGTCTGCACTAAATGCCCATTGGAAATTTGTTTGAGTTGTCCCAGATGACCATTCATGCCACATCTGTTCTTCAAAATCATAAACAAACGTTCTCTGGGCACTTAAGAGATTGAGAATATACCATTTATGACCAGCACATTGGATAGTCATGCCATTAGCATTGGCTAAAATAGTTCCTTCTAAATCAAGAGCTTCTCTTACAGGTTCATTCGCAATTTCAGTAGGTTGAAATCCATTAACTACCCATACTGTTCGACCACCATTGGCCGTTTGACCAACGAGAATTAATTCCATCTCAGTCTGATTAATGGTCATTGGAGCTGGACATCCAAATTGAGAAACAGCCGGTGCGTTTCGATTTAAAGGAGATCCCGTTGCATTTGCGTTATCATAAAACCATTCAATAGATTGTCCACCAATTGCTGCAATATAGTTTTGAACTTTCGCTAATCCGACAATATTATCTGGAAACATTTCAGCATCGATGAAACCATCAACTGGCCATGTAGCAGGAGTCAAAAGTGTGCTATTGTGAATCGTCTGGGTTGAAGCAGCAGGAATAAAGATATACCCATCGAGAAACACTGGGGTGGGGATATGTGGTGCTGGAAAATTTGGATCGGTAATGTGATTAATCGTATTACTCGTAGTAATCAACCATGCCTCATTTCCATCACACACAAATAACAAATCTTGAGTATCATCTCTGTATTCACAAAAACCAACTCTGGTTGATGTTTGTGATAGATTCAAAATACTTGTACCATTACGATATAAAATCCCACCCACTGCCGTGTAATAAACACCATTCCAAAAATAGATCCCTTGGGCAGCGCCTGCAGGAAGTTGAATACCTCCAGCTAGTCCCGGCCGCTTTTTCAAATAATATTTTTTTCCATCCGTGATTGGACTTTTAATAAGTTCTGGATACATATTAAGGAAACGTTGATCCTTAACATAAGTACCATCTCGCTGTTGTGGTGATCCAATAAAAGAAAAACGCTGTGTATGATACTGTGTAAAATAGGGATTAGTGGCCATGATATATCCAATTAATATCCATTTGGATTATCCGATCCCATCCCCATAACTACCCAATCAGGTTGAATAAATAATCCACCTTCTTCTGTACCAAAAGACAAAGCCTTTTGAATAAGAGCATTGGCAGTTTCATTCAATTTATCTTGTTCACTCAAGGGTAGTCCAAATTCAGGAGAAAGTCGATGTGCTAAGGAATAAATCAAGGGTTCCAACCAGATCTGAGGAAAATCGGGAGTATCCGTTGTAGCATCAAACTGATCAAAAGGTCGTTGATAGACAAACCAGATCGAACGATTTGTTGCTGTGTATTGATCTGGAGCGGGCCAGATAGTGATGACTCCAGTTTGATTCAAGGGTTGGTACCACAAGTGGACTGGATATCCTTTATTAATTTTTGTACTCAATAAATTATAATTATACTGAGTATAAATGTTTAATGGAATATCGGTATTACTAATATTATCTCGACTCCATCCTTGAGTAATCTTAAGAGGTGCGGGAATAATTAAATTCGTCTGGGTACCAGAGGTAAGACCTACAGGATATGTTATAATCCCTAATTGTGGAGTAAAAGAAGTTGTTGACATCGCCCATAAAGGCATGCCCATTGCATACAAAGAGAAGACAAGATTATTTAATGCCTCATTCGCATTAATGATCTGGGTAGGTGTGGCAGTACTTCCATCAACACCAATACCGATTTTACGAAAGGCGGCATTAACAATAGATGCCTGTGTCATTGTCCAAGTGGTATCTCCAGAAACTGCCATTTTAATTCCTATTAATAAGGTGCAGAAATTACATAACTAACTGTCACAGTTCCGCTAACAGCGGCTGTAGCAAAGAGTGTTACAGCAGAAGGAGAGGATGTTGAATATCCTACACTAATACCATTACCCGCTGTAATTGAACCGGTGGCTACTGGAGCACTTTGGAACACCCCACCTGGTAATGTTACGACTTGTGTTCCGACAAAAATAGAACCTTCACCAGTAGTACACGAAATATTAACTGTTCCGGTAACAGTTCGTGGAACAATAGCAGTCGAGACCGAACTATTATTAATTGGATTACCTAAGTTATTATAAGTATTTGGTCCAATCGTACCATTGGACGCACCAGCCGCAATTGTAATTCCGTTTTGAGAAGCACCAACACCAAGGAAATTATTACCGGTAACATTGAATACCGCTACATCATTAATGAAAATTGCGGTGGCATTCGTAATAGTAATATTACAACCATTAACAACAACACCAGATAACCAACCCGCTGTAAAATCTCCAAAAGACATGGGAATTCCACCAGATGCCGGCGCAAATTGACAACCATTAACTACAATATTAGCAAAGGTTCCACTAGATCCTTGTCTAGAAATATCAATTGCTGCTACTGTATGGTTTTCCAAACTACAATTTGAGAATAGGAGATCAGAGGTTGCAGCACCAACGGCAAGTTGCAGAAGATACCCATAACCACCACCAATAAATTTGGTGTTGGAAATTTTTAGACCACCACTAGAATACTGTAAAATACCCTGAGCAGAATTCCCGGACGAGGAAAAAAGACAATCGACAACATCACTATCACCACTATCGGCAGTCGTCGTATTTTGAACTAAAATCCCCGTTGCAATATATTGAGAAAAATAGCAACTATCAACCACCCATTGTGCTGCTGCAATTGTTTCAATCCCGATATAATTACCAGCAAAAGAACAATCTCGAAAAACACTTTCCGTATTGCTTGTCGAGGCAGTTAATGAAATAGCTGCCCCGGCTGTTGGAGTACCGATCGGATAAAAAAAGATTCCTTCAAAAATAACAGGAGAGGGGGTATTAACAACAATCCCGACATTCGTCGTGCTATTTTGATGAAAAAATGTTGCATTTCGACCAGCACCAGAAATCTTGATAGATCCAGTTATTGATAGAGTAGTATATTGATAAGTTCCTGGGGGAAAATAAAGTTCTGCTCCTGTGAGTTGCGCTACATTGATGGCATTTTGAATCGTACTGGTATCATCTGTTGAACCATTGCCCGTCGCCCCAAATTGTTTTACTGAAACTGCATTATTATGTTGTAGATACCAACGCCCACCATCATTACCTACAATAATAGTGCCTCCATTATCGGCACTAGTAACATCAGCAGCATTAAATGCATAAACACCACCACCACCATCTCCAACAGTTGTATAACCATTGACAATGGCAAATGTAGCATTGGTGGAACTCGTTAATCGCAATTGAGCAATCGACGGCACGGCAGCAGAACTATTGACAACTGCATTGACATTATTTAGCCAAGCCGCTGTCACGGGTGTAACATAATCTACAAAAGTAACATTTGTATTACTCATATTTATTGTCCCGCGTTAATACCGTTAACTTTCTCATAGGTACGCATTCCACCAAGACCAAGCATCCCTAACAGAATGGGCATCATCTCGCTCATATCAGGTTTAGGTAAGTTTAATGGATGCCCTAATGCTGTAGCAATAACATCAATAAGACTTGATCCAATATATGTATATCCCAGTGTACCCCCACAGATCCAACCAATAAATGGTCGCCATCCCGCTACAAAGAGACTAGTACTTGCAGCTTCTACTTTATTAGTATCTGTTTGTTGGGCAGTTATAGCTAACTGGTTATCAAGTTCTTTGAATTCTGTTTGTTGAGCTAGTTGGGCAACTTCAAGTTGCATCTGAGCTTTCGCTGCAGGATCAGGAATAAGTTTATTGACAATATCCAGGATCGGAGCAGCGACCATATCGAACACGCCCATAATAATTATCCTTTATGGAAAAATTTAATAGCGCTGAAAAAGACTCCAACGCAGGAGATCGCAAACCAGATTGCCCCAATGAAACCTTTATATCTATTTAGATGAGAATCAATTGACTCTACATGTTTCAGGATTTTATCGTTAACGGTTTCATTGATGGCGACTCGCTCCTCCAGGGCTGCGAGCCGTTCATGTAGTTCAATCATATTATTATTAGTCTAAAGTTACAGTAGTAAAATTACCACCAGTCATCAGTAGCCAATTTCCACCAGACATCAATCCTAATTGAACGTAAGTGGGTTCATCAGGAATCTCGACTGGTGTAACCGGTAATCCATTGGGAAAACCGAGACTAGGCCGCATACATCCCGCTATGGCCCATGTAGGAAGACTACTGGATCCTTGCTGCGTACAATAAGGATATGGTGGATAGTTTGGGACATCAAATGTATCAAAAGACGAGGGATATGCGAATGGAACATTAATACGTTCCTGCCGAGCCCTCAAAAAATCCATAGGATGTCGATTTTCATAATCATCTGGACAAACTAAGAGGCCATCCCAGCGCTTCATAATCGATCCGGATTTGATCTTTCGATCACAAATCATACACCGGATATTCCATTCTCCAGCCTGATAGTAATTACGTGGCATAGTTTACCTTGTGCGACGTGCTCGAATATATCCAATCATCGTAGCTGTACTTACTGCAAAAGTAGCCGAACCTACCAGATATACTGTAGTTGTAGAACTTACATTAATCCGTTGAGTAGGCACGGTTTGTCCACAAAATGCCGCAGTCGGAAAGGTATTGTCAAGATAAATATACAGCGGTATACTAGGGAAAGTTACACTTGTCGTGCTAACTCCACCTGATACAAAAGTCGTTGTCGTACCTGCAGCAGCACTGTATAAAAAACTTCCCGAAACATCCCAATCCCCTGCTGTCAAACTGATGGAGACAATATTAGAAGTTGAACCGGAAGTAAGAGACACAGCACTTGATGTAGCCGTAATATATTCACCAATACTCCCGGCTTGGGTGTTGTCGGCTGCAATCGTACCAACAATACCAATAGTACTTGTTGGTGTAATAAGACCAGATGCCCCAATCGTAGTCGCATGCACTGCGTTAGGAGTTGTTGCTCCTAATGAAGGAGGAGCAGCAAAGGTATTAGCTACAAAAGCAGTTGTTGCTAGTTGAGTAGTACTTGTACCTGTAGCAGCAGTCGGACCCACCGGAATTCCTGTGAAGGTAGGAGAAGCTAGGGGAGCAAAAGATGTGGCTACAAAAGATGTCGTAGCGACTGCTGTTGAATTATTACCCGCTGTCTGTGTTACAGCTATAGTACCAGTAGGCAAAGACGGAGTACCTGTAAACACAGGACTAGCCAGAGGTGCGGCATATGTAACGACATAAGCAGTCGTTGCAATCTGAGTAGTATTGGTTCCATTTGTAGCCGTCGGAGCGGTCGGGATACCCGTCAATCCCAGACTGTTTACAAGAACAGAAAGAGGTAGGCCAGTATCAGTGGTCCCACCTGTCACAGCATAGAATAAGGAAGTTGGAGCAGCCGTACCCGTTTGCTGTGTAAGTTGTGTTACATTTTGATTCGCTGCCATATCATACCTTACACAAGAAGAAGACTACCACCAGTCATTAGAAGAAGAATTGCTGTCGTCATCAGAAGTAAATCTCCTTGCATAGCGCCAGCAGTTGTAGAAATATATTCAGACACTCCTGGACCATCGACCACTGAAGGACCATCTGTAACACTCGGATCAATAGTAACGTTAGAGGTCATGCTACTTTCCAGACATCAGATTGACCATCGGTAACTACCAATTGGGCAGTTGAATTGTTTGAACCCTGTGTCAACACGACACCAGTACCAACAGTTCCACCAGCACCATTACTAAGTAATACCGTAACGGTAAAAGCACCACTTGTATTATTCGCAAAGATCGGGGAACGACTAAATGTCAAAGACGGTCCGTTAGCTATAATGATCGTCATATTGCTCGTCAAGGCCCCAAAGATCGGAACAAAACGAGAACCCGGAGGAATCTGATTAGCTGTAGCTTGAAGTCCATTGGTGTATCCTGTACCTCCATATACAACCGCTAGAGTCAGGACAGAACCACTATTAACTGAGGTAACACGAACCACCGCATCATAATTACCCGATTGGGCAACCAACATATCCCCAACAACGTAATTAGCCCCACCAGAGACAATAGTGGCAATTCCCGTGATCACCCCACCAGAAGACAGGATTGCAAAGGTACATCCACTACCTAGAGAAGCCTGGTTATAAACACCACCTGTAACACCCGAAAGCGGGAGGGTAGCATGAAAATAGGCAATCTGGTTATTAACAAAAGCAGTCGTCGCTGGAGTATTATTAGAATTTGAACCTGGGGGTTGAAATCCGACTCCTGCACCAGATACACCTGTAACGAGAGAGACGGCTGTAGTCATGATGATTAACCCTGACCAGACGACGAAATAATATTAATAGTTACAGAACCAGTACCGGCTGTAACGTTAAGGCGCATTGCACGAATCGGGAAGGCATAGTTACCATCCATACTCGTTGTTACTGCGTTTACAAATGCATGATTAAACCAGACGGGTGTAATCAAGGGATTATAAATATCGTCAAAGGTATGCTGCACTGAATACGTCACCGAACCAGTAACCTCACACCCAAAACCAATATTGAAATTCTGTGCCCGAAAATCCATCGGGATAGTTGGGGAAGTCCCAACTCCAGTTACTGTTTCCGTAACGGGACGCATTAAGTATCTCCAAGTGAAACAGCCTCCGAAGAGGCTGCCAGATTAACGAACGTAATCAATAATGCAATAGAACGGTCCACCAGTCGTGGAAGCCGTACCAGTTTCAGCATACGTCGCATAAACGATGATATCACCGGAAGTCTGAACTGCCGGAGGGCGCTCCAGATTGAAAGTACCCGTCAGGATATTCACGGTGGAATTCATCAAATACGTACCAGTAACCAAAACGTTTTGTGAACCAAAAGCAAACGTCTGTCCAGTCGGACCCACACCTTGGCCGGTAAGTGTTACCGTTGCAGTCGTCGTCGCATTCGAGGCCGTCTGGATAAACCAGGTAAAGCCAACGATGGTTGCATCAGCAGGAAGTACCGCTACTTTAATAGCAGTCGTATTCGTGCGAAGAACCTGGAACGGAACCACAAGGCGAGACTTACGAACGGGATTTTGTGCGTCCGGATAACTGGGGTTAAGCGAAATCAGATCCGCTACATTCTTAATACCCATTTAAATCTCCAGAAGAAGCAGCCCCGAAGGGCTGCGATTTATCACACACCCGGCGAAGCGTAGATGCAACGAGGATCAGTCCAACCAAAGCTATAACGCGAGGTTGCTTTGAAACGGGCGTTTTCAGTATCGAAATCGTTATCCATTTCAAATTCATCACCACGACGTTCAAACATCTTCAGACCGTTCTTCACGTCCGTGCGGATGAACCATGCAAGCGGGTTGGTGAAGTAGTGGTTGAGGATGATGCCCTTCGGGAAACGTCCCGTTTCTTTCAGTGCATTGACATCGTTAAGATTGCTCGAAACACGACGTTCCGTCTTCAGGATACGCTCAGCTTCGAATTCAAGTTGAATCGGAAGAATCAGCGATTCCGGACGAACTGCAATACGCAGACCACGGTCATTCGTGAAGTTGGCGATATCGATACATGCTTGTTCCAGAGCAGCTTCGCTCAGGTCAGCAGCAGTCGAGATCTGGTTGGAGAACGTGCCACCAGCAAACAGGGGGTGAGCCGAGTTTACCATCGAGACACCATCACCACCAACATACGATGCATTGAATGCACGGTTGTACACGTTAGCACCATTGACTTCCTTCGTTTGACGAACCGAGAAAGCAAGACCTTGTGCCTTACGCTGACCAACTACATCATATTGATCATCTTCCATGATTTCTCGGGTGATAATAAACCCGATAGCATAGACGATGTGAGTGTAGCGAGTCGTGAAGGTTTGGGTTTCACCATCATACGTGATCGGTGCGCCTTCAGGCTTAACCGATGCCAGACCGAACGAAGAGATACCAACATCTTCTTCATACTGTTTACGCGAAGTAAACTTCTCGAAGAGTTTGTCCCATTCAACAGGATACTCATCGTAGGCCTTACCCCACCAGGCATTTACGCCAGGCCAAAGAGCTTTTGCAAAGCTCGAACTATTGATAATACTTGCCATTTTCTATTCTCCTTAGACGCCCAGAGTGCCAGTACCACCAGAGTATTGATGGTTGTTCAGCGCCACCAAAATCTTGTAGTTAGCCGAGGTGATATCATTATCCACTCGTTGTACAGCACCCATGACCTTGACCTGGTTGGTAGCAGCAGTATTGTAGGAACTAACAACTTGACCAGACACGCCAGTCACTGTAGAACCACCACCATCGGTAACAACACCATTGCTATTCAGATCAGTCGGCGTAGGAGCAACACTCGATTGAACTTCAAACACAACCGTCGGATCATCCACAACCAGGACATAAACCTGGGTAGAAGCCAGACGATATTGAGGGCTGTTGAGGTTGAGCGGGTTAATCATAAAACCAACTGCCACACCAACAACCGGATTACCTACACCAATGGTTGCCTTCGTAACACCCTGGGTACCACCGACGTTACCTTGATAAGGCGTCGAACCCGGAGTATCAGTAAAAGCAGCCAAAGTCACGAGGTCACCCTTGAAGATCGGAGTAGCATCGGTCGTCGCAGTGACGTACCGATTTACTTGACCATTCCAGGGAGAGCCGTCGAAGTGCTTGACGGGAACAAACCCGTTAATACGACTTACGTTAGCCATTTATAAATCTCCAAAATTAATAAGATTTGATGGCTAGAGTAAGGTTAAATCCGTCGACCAGAGCGATCAATTTCAATTTTACCATATTCGCCATCGTTACGATTCGGATGCATTGTCTCTTCGGTGGAGCGATTGATCTCTTCATAATAGTCCTGGATTTCCTGGAATTCTTCCTTAGAAATCTTCATGACATATGCTTTCAGACCATTCCCACCATCTACGATTGCGGAAGCCAGAGAGCCAACTTCGGTAGCTTGTTCAGCCCGGAAGTTACCCGTATCTACTTCATCATTCGTACAGAGTTGCCATCCATGATATTTATACGTTGAGACATTACCCGGAGTGTCATTAACCCAACGATATTCAAAATTGGGATCTTTACCTTCCAGATGCAGCCTGGGACGTGCTCCAACAGGAGTACGTTTCGGACGAGCTCTCGTCACAGTTGATTCGTCTTGTGCGGTTTTACGGTTTACCATTGTATGATCCCTCTGGGGTTAGTTACGTTCTTTGACAGCTTTGAGCTGCTTGATATACTCTTCCTTGGTAAGAACCTTCTGGTTCACCAGAGTATTCATAATCGTTCTTTCGGTATCAGTCAACTCATAGGAATCATCTGATTTGCTTGCCATAGGACGTCCACGGACTCCTTCAACAGCACCAGCACGTTCCCGGTTAGGGTTGGTGAACTTCTCTTTAAAACGATCTTTGACTTCTTTTTCGAGAGCCTTAAGAACTTCTCGAGGGGACTTACCTTCTTCAGCAAGTTCGACACCACGGGCATCTGCCCAACCTCGCATACCCTTATTGGTTTCATACCAGGAGTTATTTGAGATCCAATTCTGCAGTTCAGGATGAACTTCTTGCGGAATTGCCTGTTGTACTGCTTGTTGTGAGGCGAGTCGTTGTTGATCTTTTACGAGATCCAACTTATCATCGATCTCTACAACTTTATCTGCGTCTCCTTCAGAGAGCGCTGTCTTCTTTTGTGCCTTCAGATCTGCAATAGCACGTTTGTATTCTACTTCAGCAATCTTGGAATTATGCTTCGCAAGTTCAGCCAAAGCTCTGCGCATGTCCTTCATTTCCTTGGATTGGGATTCAATCTTTCGGAAGAGTTCTCCACGACGGAGAAATTCACCAGCATCTACAAATCGTTCCGGATCACCATCAAACTCATCTTTAGGTACCCAACCCTGTTCCAGAGCTTCTTGTTGTACCGGAGTAAGTGCTTCACCTTCGATCTTAATGCCTTGTTCATTCTTGGGATCATTAGCCATTTTGAGTCTCCTCATGAATGCACAAGATGTCTTCGTCATTCAGAATAACAACGTAATCATCCTTGCGCGGATCTTCTTTTACTGCTTTACCACTGTGACGAGCATAGGTAACGAGAGTACCCACTTTGATTGGAACTGCCAGATCATGTTTCTTTACATAATCCAGGAAGGCTGTAGGGCCTACATCCAGAACATAACCCTGATCAATCTGAGTATGAAGATATTTGGTTTCCTCAGTCTTTGCCTGAGCTAAGCCTAGTTCTTTCATCTTGATTGCCACGTCATCATAAACTTCAATATCTACAGGTTGTACCACCAATCGGTGTAATACGGCTTTAATAGTCATTCTCTTGACTCTCCTCGTCTAAAATAGAATCTGCTCTCATATTGAGCACTTCATTAATTCCAGCAAGGAGGCCCGCATTCCAGCGGTCATGTAGGGCATCTTTGCCAGCATTAAACTCTAGGTCCTGAAGGGCTGTATCACGTAGTGTCTTCAGGTATTCAAACACAGCAACGGTTACTTCTTCTTTGCGCCAGTCGGCGAAGATTTGGATTGGGCTGCTAATTTGGAAGTCTCCTTCTTCTGTTGGATGGTGGCCTTATGGGCTTCTTCACCATGCTGCAACTGAGCTTTGTGATCTTCTTCGCCATGTTGCAACGTTTGTTGATGCATCTGGGCTTCCGCCTTATTCTTCATCAATTCACCCTGAATCTGGGCTTGTGTCTGGTGAAGTTGGGCTTGAGCACCAATCTGTGCTTCCTGTTGCTTGAACTGCATTTCCTGCTGATGTTCCTGGGCTTGCATAGCCATCTTCTGTTCAGCGCTACGTCCTTCCAGTTCCATCTTCTGCTGACCCATTACCATCTTAAGCTGAGCATCTTGTTGCTGAGCCTGAGCTTTCATCTGTAGTTCCTGCGCCTTCGGGTCAGGTGGCGGCGGAGGCATTTGACCTGTCTGTTGAACTGCCTGGTTGAACAACTGCTCATAATTCGGCTGTTCTTGTGCTTTAAGCACTCGTGTGATAACCTGTACAGGATCGAGTACTCCAATAGGCAACAGCTCAAGCAGACCCTGTGCTTTCTGCAGTTTCTCCTGCGCACTGACTGCATTGGGATCAGCCGCCGGGATAACTCGATACGTGGTTTCGTCAAAATCATCTGGTCCAATAGGTTCGTTAACCACAGCACTGTAGGTCTGAGGATTCAGATAAGTTGCATTCAACTTAAAGAGTTTACAGAACTCTTCAGCCAAAGCCCGATAGATCCGTTTATAGATCGCGGTGAAGACCTTCATTCCCTGCTCAACTGTGGCCATCGTTGTGGTAGCAGGAGTATTCTGTCCAGGCATCTTACCAGTGAAAATGTCAGCAACAGAAGCTAGTTCCTTACCAGAGGTAATGAGGGTGCCCATGAGGTTGAACAACACGGGGCTAGGCTCCTTGGTCGGGAGTGGGAAGATCTGTTTCTTCAGGTCATCCCCAACAGCGTTTACCGCTTGCCATTGACCAGGCATAAAACGCATGTCACCCATGCGCAGACGAAGACCCTTACCGATAAAACCAGATTGGAGGTTATTAAGTGTACCACTGTCGATCAACTGGTTGATGAGGGTGTTAACTGATTCATTAAGCGGGCCGAGAAGCATGCCAAAGCCGATGTCATAAAAACCCCCATCAGGGCTTGGGATGAACCCAAACTTGGTATAGTAATGAATAGGCTCAATCCCAGCCAGACTACCATCGTCGTTAAACAACATAGTGTTTTCATCAAAACGCGCGGTAATCCGGAGAACCTTACGAGTCTGCCTGTGAAAGGTAACAATATAAGGTTCAGCATACCCGTCATCGTCAAGATCGTAGTAACAATGCTGCTCAATGATTTCATAAGGAGTAGTGTCGTCATTACTAGGCATCCACTGGGTTTGCTTAGGATGAAGATCAAAAGGAATGCTCGGAGGAGCGCCCAGATCCACATCTTCACAAAACAACTTGCTCATCTTGCGTTGTTTGATCTGACGCTTGGTCATCGGGATCATTTCACTGACCCGTTCAGCATCACACAGATCGGTAGCCCAATAATTAACCACTACATTCTTGGGCATCAATACATGACTGCAATTCTGTTTCTTGATTGGATCCCAATAGGTTTTCTTGAAGATCGTCCCAACAATCGGGAGCATGATAAGGAGTTTATCCATACCTTCTTCCCAACCCTTCATCTGATGCATAATGTCATAAGACATATAGGTACTGATGCGATCAGCCTGATCCTGTTTAGCATCATCAGGATCTTTACCAATCACTTGCCCCAGTACGATTTTACCATCAGAAGGAACCAGGGTAGGATAAGCCCGAGCAGCAAACTGCATAGCAGCAGTCGAAAGGAGTGGGTACTTAACATTACTGGCTTTAGGCCAAGGATAAGTCCGTTGTTCCTGAAGTTGCTGAGCCAGTTTCGTATATTCATTGATCTTCCGTTCCCAGACATCTCTACTCATTAGATCAACTTCAAAACCCTCGGCACAATCATGGCCAATCTTCATCAGAGTTTGTTCATCGAGCTTTTCAGCGATGTTTACAGATTCAATGAAACCACGCAGACGTTGGTGAGGTTGTTGTTGATCTGGGTGAGGGATATCAGGCTGTTGCGGCTGCTGCGGCATCTGGTTCATCTGTTGCTGTTGTTGGCCCGCTTGTTGAGCTACGTCAGCTAGATTGTACGGATCCTGGTTCGGATCAAAACCCCCACCTTGGGAGCCAGCTTGCATTGCTTGCATAGCCCCACCGGGCGTTCCATTAATAGGCATAATCAGTATCCTGTACTTTCACATTGTCCTTGGTTGTTCATACCAGACTTTTCGTACTCTTCCTGGTATTCCTCTTCTTCAAGTTCTTTGACTGTAGGAGCTTCAATAATAACATCGAGCATCAAACCGAGATAACTGAAGGCATCAACCTGGTCATCATGCTTATCCCGAGGGAAGCGCATCAATTCATCTTCGAAGGTTAGATACCAGTCTCCGGCCTTATCAAACTTACATCCACTTGCTCGCATACGAGCCTGGATTGAACGTGCCCGAGTAATCTTATCCTTACCACCGTGTTTCAACGGATACAGAGAAATGAAGTTATTGTTCTTGATCATCTCTTCCCGAAGGAACGGGCCAATCGCCTTGGAGACCTGCATTTCCTCAATACCAATAGCCTCAGGTTGATACAGTTTCTGAAGCATCAGGAGGGTGTCGACAATTTCCCGGCCATCCATGCGGTCGCGGATAACATTCCGGATCTGGATTCGTTTGTCTTCATCCACTGCTCCGACCACAAATACAGAGTAATCTGCTGTTTCTTTGTCAGAGATCGCCAAGTCCGCTGTAATGTAATAGCGGCAAGGGGATTTATAATCTTCTTCTCGCATGGGAAGGAAGTCTGTTCGGCGGAAGTACGTGGTACTTTCATCGATTGGTATGTTGAGATATTCCTGACTGTATCCATCGGGCATCCCGTTATCAAAAGCCTGTTGGCGGAGCATCTTGAATTCTTCAGCCGTCTTCTTCTGTGGCCAAAGGATCTGTTTGAAGTCATCACTATGGGCACGATACTTAATCGATTTCCACATCATCCGCTGTGTTGAATATGTCTTGAGAGGTTCTTCCACGGTCTTCTTGGCGTATCTTTTGGGCATCAAGCCTTCCAGCATACTGTCCATATGAAGAATAGTTCCCACAAAACGGATGATACCTTTGTCTGACCGGCAGGGAAGCAGGGCATTGTTTACCCACTTCTTGAACTTGAGACGACGCTCTTTGTTCATTACCAGTTCATCATTCTCCATGTCATCACCAATAATGATATCGGGACGGGAGTTATTCCAGAGAAGACCACGGAGTTTCTGTTCTGAGCCTTTAGCGATAATACGGAATCTATGTCCGTCATCAAATTCTACAATGATGTCAGTTTCGCTATCTTTTACAAAGGCTACCTGTCCAGCCAGATTACGCTTCAATCCAAACAGTTCAATCAGTTGCTGGTTATCCTGCAGAGCATTCTTGATATTCCCTAGGAAAAGAGCCGCCTGGGACTCTGTATCCGATACCAGGAGCATGAATTTACGTTCCCTGAATAGGAGGGTAGCTAGTCCATAACCGAACGTCACAGCGGTTGATTTAGCATGTCCACGAGGGGCTGCTATTGCGACGAATCGTTCGTTACTACAACACAGATCCCACACTTCATGGTGAAACTCCGGAGAAGCACAACTATCTTCGAAGTTCGGTGCCAGCAGACTACCCACGAATCCTGCTACGACTTGACTGGTAATTTTCATGGTTTGCTGCGGTTCCCCTTCGATCGATTTGCGTGAGCACTGATCGCTCGTAGATTCGATCGCTGGTTCGTACCGCCTTTAGATACTGGGCGGATATGATCAACATCCTGGCCGTCGCCTTTAGAAACCTTACCTTCCTTCGCCAACTCTCGTCGGGCGGTGACTCGCTCAACCCGTTCGTGTCGGTGCTGTTTGGTTGCTTCGTACTTGGTGTCGTAACTGTAGTCTCGGGATCCATCAGGGTTTTTCCTTGGCATGTTCATCGTCTCCGAATATCACATCTGTCACATCAATAGGGTGTTTACTGGTCGTAATCTGGTTAGCAATTCGTTCGAAGTTAGCTGCCAGATCTTGTAGTGTTTTTTCAATCTTGTCGGTAGTGATTGTATCTCCGGTCATGTGCCGGTCAATCAACAGATCCCGTTTGTCTGAGAGATCCAGTGCTACCTTGTGCGCATCCCGCATGGCTACAGGCTTCCGTCGCATTACCCCAGTCTTTTGATCGTAGACGAAGTCACCATGTTCTAGCCGGTCTTCTACTACATCATACGACTTGGCAACGATCCGCTGCAGGCGGGTGGAAAGCTGGAGATCATCCTGTACCCGCAATTCCCCTTCTAGGGTCTTCCACCATTCACTGGCTTTCCAGACTTTCAGGGTATCATATGGAATCTTCAGGGTGCCACTAACCAACTTGAGATTACCCAGGACCATAAAGGTCTGGACAGCTTCCAGCTTCTGACCATCACTCCAATTGCGCTTACGAGCGGCAATAGCCCGTCTGGCGGGCCGGAGAGTACGTCCAATAGGGGAATCTGATAAGGCCATCTTTGTCCTTTTTGTTAGATGCCACAACCTGTTAACGTCTGACGTGGCCGGCTGACGAGATATGGGATCACCTCCCTAATCAGTGGATAGGTATGCAAGACCTACCACAAAAGTGAGAACTTGTCAACACTTTTTCTACTACATGGTCTATATTATCTCAGTTTGTTTGTTTTGTCAAGCACTTTCTTCACTTTATGAAATATATCTAGAAATAGTTGACAAAGTAAACAAATTATGATAGAATCCTTATTCTTCTTTCTTTTTTAGAGACGAATGTCTCTTTTTTCTTTCTTCGGGTTGATATTATTTAAATAAGATGTAAAGCTATGGCGAGGGATCCATAAAGCAGCACCAAGCTGCGCTAGGTTTTTATAGATCCCGACAGTGGACGAGCCAGGTACTGGCGAGGTATGCTTCACCGCCGAGCCCGAATTTACAAGTAAATCTTATCTTCCTTCTGAACGTCCCTCCTTTTCAAAAAATACTAGAAATATAGCATCCTGCCTTTCGAGCTATTTCATCAAGTCCGTTTTCCCCCCTACCCCCCGTCGCATAAGTGGTTGTTTTAAATAAAGACATAAGGTCTTCCGCAAGGGTTTATTTGAGGTGTCAAGGATCAGATGTGTGTAATCAAGTAGTTAGCTGGCTGTTAGATAGGTCACAAGGTTAGTACGCTTCACCCATCTCGAAACCTTGTAAACCTGATTGTTATCACCTATACTGAACATACCCAAACTCTATGTATGAGGTGTATTGTGGAAATTGATCACAGTACGCGTTACCACGCGATGGATGACTGGCTAGCCACAGAAGACTTGCTCAGTCAGGCTGTCGAAGACAAGGCTTATCAGTCAATGTTTAATGGTTTCCCGGCTTCTGCTGTTCTCACTAAGGACGACGTCCTGTAAGGAGCTTGTTATGTTGTTCGTTCTCATTTGTGTAATGCTGGTGTACATCGCTATCACGGAGCGGAAATGACCAAGTATGTAACCCGCCCTTCTTGGGCTTTCAAAGTCACGGTCACAGTACCGTGCCCTGTGTGCAACACGTTCGTGAGCGAGCCGGAGTGTAAGCTCCGCAGCGAGTATGTTTATGGTGAGGGATACTTCAAGCTCCACTCGTGTGAACCGTGTTTTCAGACAGCCGTCAAGGCGAAGCGGGCAGAAGTCAAGCCCATGAACTGGGGGTTCTAACGTGTTCAAGCTCTTGTTGGGTATCTTCGCCATTGATCTAATCTCGCTGGCGCTAGCCCTACGGTATGCAGCCAAGATTGATCGGGAGTTACAGGCTTTCGATGAACGGATGAATAAGGCCGGACCGATCAAGAAGCCTTTAGAGCCGTTTCCGACCAACACCTATAGAGAGGTACCGGGTAGTGCCCGTGAAAGGCGCTAACAGCCTGTAAACTCATTTAAACCATATACACCCCGCCTAACCAGCGGGGTTTTTTATTGTCCTTTGGTTAGTACTGACCTTACAGGCATGAATATTGCTTTGAAAGGTGTTTGTAAGGGTTGTAACAGTTCTCAATTAAGCATACGCTACATTGTTCTATGGTCTATACTTCCCCTTAGTGGTATTTGTCGGTCGGATTCGGGTGTTAGGTAGCTGTAAGAAAAATCCTAACGTGAGTACCTTGTTTTTCTTTGGAGATGGTCTACAATGACCTTTGTAGTCCCCTTTCTTGTAACCTCTAAGGAGTATTTCACCATGTCTCAAGTTGCTACTGCCGCAGTTGTTGACGGTAAGATGGAACCCGCCGCACCTGCCCCTATCGTTCGTCCCCTCGTCGTAACGGGTGAATACCTCTATAACACGTTCGTTGTAGCGGATGACGCACAAATCACCAAGATGGGTATCATCCGCCAATTGGCTGATATCGCGGATGCGCTCCAAATCAAAGGTGCCGCTGATAACATGGTCAAAAAGGCCGTGTTGGTTGATTGGCCGACAGGCAAGCCGAAAGGTGCCGATCGCGGTCCGAAAGAGCAATCAGCAATGAACACGCGTACCGTCATCCAGCAAGCATGGGGCGCTTTGCGTTTTGCACGCGGTAATCTGGATGCTCTTGGGTATGACGACAAGACGGGCTATCAGGATATGCGCGTGCTCGCCAAGCGGGCGCTTGATGCCGCTCGGGTAGACTGGAAAGGCGACGCTTTGAAGACAGAAGCGCAAAAAGAAACCGCTCGCTTGCAACGCGACAATAAGGAGCAAGTCGCCGCACTTCAGGACGTCCAGAAGGATAACCCGTTTGATAGCCGTATCGAGACGCTCCCACAATGGAACGAGCGGACATTCAAGCTTGCAGAGTCCGCCATGCAACAAGCTCGTGCGGATAAGGAAACGTCATTGGCCACCAAAGAAGCTGAAAAGTTGATTGGCAAGTATGGTCCGAACGTTCTGTTTCAGATTGCAGAGCTGTTGCTCGACGCTGCTGGCGTCGAAGTCACGGAAACCCCGGAGACGGAACCCGAAGCAGAAGAAGTAACGGAGTAATATCACGCCCGCCCCATTCAATGGGGCTTTTGCTATTTATCTTGGAGACAAAAATGTTTAAGGTCCAATTTCGTATCAAGAGTGACGGTGATAAGGTAGCCGCTATCAAGACAATGCGGCTTGCTACTGGTTTGGGATTGAAAGAATCCAAAGAGGTAATGGATAAAGTGTTTGACACTTATGAGGGTATCACGGTCGTTATGACGGATGCCCAGTTTGGGCGATTCATGGTCGGTACGCATATTTACCATGGGGGGGTATATGTAGCCGATGTTAAAGAGCTCCTTCCCTCGTTTGTTGAAGATTTTTCGGATTTACCGGAGAATGAGTAACAGGTCGAAACCCCTGAAGTTTAGGGGCTTTTTGTTCGTCCGGAGATTGTGATGTTATCCGTCCTGTTAGGTCTGTCTCTGTCACTCCATCTAATGACTTATCAGGATGGAATGTCACATTTGCAGCAAACCCTTACCACTTCAGACCTTAAGGTCTGTTACGTCGATTGGAGCTGGCAAAATGATCCGAAATCAAGTTTATGACTGTCCACGTGGACGTGGATACTGGAGCGAGCGTATTTGTAAATGGAGTTCTCTACCGCTCACCACGCGCTATGTCTCCTTTAACAAGGTAGTCTGGTGTTGACTTACTGACCCATCTAGTAGTATCCCTTAAGCCCCTTAATTGGGGCTTTTGGCGTTACAGGACCTACAGTTACAATTGTAGGGTTTGTAATCTTAAGCCTTACTTCATGTAAGGTAAGTACTAAGGTGATTACCATGGAAATTGCATTGGTTCACAGGGTCTCAATGAATATCCTAGCGAGATTTACAGCGAAGGATAGCTCCGATGCATGTCTACAATATCTGCATCTCCATCCAGAATTTGAGTGTGATACGTGGGATGAGTTTTGCAATTCGTATCCCGTTCTTAGTATGGCAATGCTATCTGTACCCATTCAATAAAAAGCGATAACATCGCGTTGGAGCAACGCTCATGATGACAAATTGGCTTGTATCTATCATTCGTAAATCCACTCCCTTTGAAAAGAAGGAAGTGATTATCCATGCTGTATCAATTCAGGAGGCTTTCGATCAAGCAGAAAAGGAGCACAAAGACTTTCATGTCCGTAGTGCAACATTTCATTCTGTCAACACTGATCAATTTGTTCCCAATCAATCGGCATTCGATGAAGCCGTAGGTTGGGGATGGGGCAAGTAGCTTATGAAAAAAGAACAGGTTATTCGCATTAATGTGGATGAATTAGCCGAGATAATTACTCAACATGTCGGCGAAACATTCAAACTCAAGGCTGGACAAGGAGTGCATATTTCCTTCCAACATCGCAACTTCAAGTTGGATGAAGTTATCGTAACACTTGTTGATTCCAAGTAGAGGTTCATATGAAATTCCTTCATTTCCGTTATGTTGATATCAACGATGGTCCGGATACACAGACAGACACTGTCCGGACTAAGGGTGGTAAAACCATCGCGTACGAAGCCGCAGAAGGGAAGCTCAAATACTCAATCGCTCGTTGTGCCGATCGGGAAAACTTCTGTCGCCGGACCGGTCGTCTGGTAAGCAGCGGACGATTCAATCACGGTCAGGTGTTTGTGGTCGAAAACTTCGATCCGACGAAGCAGTCTCCGATTCATTACCTTTATCAAAATGAGGGAGCAGCGTATTATGACCGGAAAGACCAAAAGTAGTATGACAGTAGATGATGCTCTACGCGTAGCAGCGATCTTTGAAGCGGATGATGTCATCGCTGTTCCCGCATTGGCCTGTCGTATTCTGGCTAATTACATCCGGGAGTTGGAAGCCCGGACCGTCAAGGAAATTAACGATGTGGAGACGCAGTTGCAGAGCAACAAGGAGCCATTGTTGTGAAATGGCGTCTTCGCTACTTGAATGAGTGGAAAGATCTGGTGGAGATTGACTTCGATACGCTTGACGAAGTATTCACGTACATCGAAGAAGTTAAACCCAAGTCTTTTAAATGTTATTCCATCCATAAGGATTAATATGGAATCTGTGTTCAATGAAGACACATACGACGAAATCAACACCGAGTTACGTGAAATTAATGCGCGGGCATTGGCACAAGAAGAGGCCGAGGCAGAGCGAATCAACATTGGCAGTGGGGAAGATGTATTTTCCTTCAATCTTTTCATTTACGTTAGGGGAGATGTACGAGATGCAGCAGCAATTCATCAATAACACGTTTTCATCGGGTGGAATAGAGATTTTGACTCAGGGCTTCAGTCTCCCCGGTGCCAATAAAACGGGCGTAAAAGTCACGGCTCCTCTCCGAGAAATAGCCTGCCTCCCGGAAGTAATGCAGATGTACGTAGAACCGGCGGCGTATAAACAAGGAGCCCAACAAATCTGCTATATATACCCGGATCCGATGCACTATCCCCGGAGCATTATATATCTGGTTTATACTCAACCACACCAGTTTAACTGCTGTGGAGCATCAATTATTGAGTCGATTGGTACGGAGATCGAGGATACCAAGACACGTCAGAATATCGTGTGTCAGATCCGGCGGCATCTGATGACCACTCAGAACTTCTATTTTATTGCAGCTAATTATCAACTGGAATTGAAGAATACGGTGGCGAATCTGTTGCGCGAACTTGGAGCTAAGGAAGTAGACGTTCGTCCCAATCTTAATCATGCCCCACACATGTTGCATCTGCATGTGTTTTCGCCGAAGAACGTTCCGGAAGCAGTATGGGACAAATATGTCTACCAGGATAAGGTACACGGATTTTACAATCCATTGTGGTATCACCAACTAAAGGTGGAGGAACAAGCCAAGTTGATTGAGGCAGCACGGTCGCTGATAGCAGCTCGAATAGCCGAACGTCAGAGACAGTCCGAACTGAGAAAGGCAAAGGCAAGACAGACTCGACTGTTCACCGTAGAGGATTGTCTCGGTGCAAAAGAAGTTCCCGACGACCTTTTGAGGAAATATGGCTATGTCCGAGCAACAAAGTGATCGCAAATATCGTATTTTGGTTCCTTCTGATCTCCCCAATGTTCAGAGTGGGAAATTGAAGGCGTTTTGGAATGGAGCTGTGGGCGCGTCCCCGAGATCTGCTCGATTGGTTTCGACCAATTATATAAATAATAAGGATGGAACCTTATGGGTATATGAGGGGATTGGTTCAGATGTACTCTGTAATTCGTCGTTGATTGTGGTGGATGTGACGCCCGAGAAACGATACGCCATCTGGAATCACCAAACCCAGCGATTTCAGTTTATTAAAAAACATGCAGACGATAGTGAAGGTTTCACTTCACGCCAAGAAGCAGAGATTTGGCTCAATCAACAAACCTTCTTTGCTGGGGTTCGTAAAAATCTTTACATCATTGAATGGGAGATCAAGAGCGATGACCGAGGCTGAATATACCAGCCGTTGTGTCCGGCAACATAAGGCACACACACGTAATCGTCCGGATGGGTCCAAGGTATTTCGGATGGACCACAATCTGTATGATATTTTTTACGGAGAGGGTTGGGGTGTTGCGAGCCGTTTCCGTATTATTCGTCAACGAGATGGTTCCCGGGATATTCTCCAATTGAACGGATTGCATCTCACCGAATCTACCCGCCAACAACTACTGAAGGAGTTTCACTAATGGTTTTATTCCTGTGTATTTCGGATGGATATGTCGGACAAGGAACGTCATTAAAAGAAGCATATGACGATCTTGTCATGATGGGATATGCTCCAGAAGATCCCGAGGACTGTCGCTTCTTAGAAGCAGAAGAAGTTGAAGTTGAAGTCAAGATTGTGAAGAAAGAGGTGATTTCCAAAATCAATAAGAAAGTCTCCGGAGTGGCTTAAATGGGCCGCCGATATAAAGGCCCTGTGCCAGAAGAGATGCAAGATGACTTAGGTATTCCGGGTAAGTTGTATTTTGAGAAACCCAGTGTTGTGGATATCTCAGTCATTCGTGCCGGAAAGCAGGCGATGACAGTGGATACCAAAAGTCTGGAAAGTCCCTGTCGATTGGCCAGCACCCGGGATAAATACGATTTTATTTTTAAGGACAAAGTCCACTCAATCAAGTATCACGCACCCCAACGACCCACTGCCAATGAGATGAATGAATATCTCAAACAGGCAGAAATTCACGGGTATGGAAAGGGAACAGTCGTGGCACGCAAGTGGTGCAGTGGATGGAGGTATAGGACCCATATCCAGTGGGGAGTTATTCTGGATGTAAACCGGTATTTGATGGCTAATGATACCGTCTGGACTCCCTTTTCGATTTTATGGCTTGATCCGCAAGGACCAAATCGTGAAGCTGCATGGGCGGAGGATCTGTTTGTGATTCATGCATGTCTGTCGGACGACTTGCTGGATTCCATTATTGAGGAACAAATGTGATTGATTTCCGGAATTATTACCGGGATCGATGGATGCAATTCACGTTTATCAGTGGGAATAAATACGTAACGGTTCTCACGGTTAATCATGAACCATATGAGATTCTGGGTGCAGTAGAGCAGTTCTTGGGAGAGCTCAAGAAACCTTTTGTCTTTCTGTCGCAGACTGTGCTGGAAGAGGAAGGAGTTAGTTTCTTGAGGGATCGCGAACTAATCGATGTTATTTTGGAGTAATAGAAAATGGCTGGTAAAACTGTAGGGCGTATGTGGCTGGTCGTTCCACTGGACGTAGCTGCTGATCCTAACAAGTTAGTACTCGTAAATGGGATCGGACGGGATCCGGGGTTTGGGTTGCAGGAAGCTCAACCGGCCCGGGCACAGCCGGACAATCGTCGCGCTGAGCGACGTCCTCAAGTGATTGTGGAAGATTCTCCCGCAGAAGATTCTGGTTATGGTTTCTTTCCGGATTCCAAGACCAAGAATGACATAGTTGTATTCACATCGGAGGGTAAAGCCAAGACGTATGCAGAAGAGCAAGCTGCGTTGAAGCCTACCCGTCTCTATGGGGTGTTCAAGTGTGGAGATATCTTCGAGACCGCGCAGCCCACCATTATCACCAAGCAGTACAACGACGCAGGCGAATTGGTTCTCAAGCCAGTCGCCAAAACAACGACGGAACCGGAGGTGGAACTGTGAGTTTCCAAGCAGATACCGCCCGGTTACCATTTTGCTGTGGTTTCAATGAAGCGGGGTATTTCACGGGCGATGACGATACCGAATTCAATTCCGATTCGGCGGTTGAACTGGTTGAAGAGTTGATCCACGAGGCCAATGGTCGTCCACTGATCTTCAATTTTGTGGGGTCTAGTCCGGAGGAAATCGTTGCGGCGGTGAAGAACCACCCAGATGTATTGTATCTGGGGCACTGGACCAATCCGGGTACGTACAATCGGATTGATTCTTATATCATCAAGAACAATATGACAACTGCTGAGGATTGAAATGAGCAAGAAATTTGTAGCAGATATGTCTGTAGATGATATTCCATATTGCTGTGGAATGATGACGGCAGGAAGTTTTGATTCATATCCGCTTTTGGGGACTTTCTCGTGGCGAAAAGCCGGATTTCCCACGCTAAAAGAAGCATGGATTGCTGAGTTACAAAACGCTCGCGTGGGCTGTGGAAAACGACCTATTGTGTTTAACTTTGTTAAACGTAGTGGTAATCGGATATTTGATAATAAGGAATTGCGCACTCTGGTGCGTGAACAACCGGACTGTTTGTTTGTCCACAAGTGGAAGAATCCGGGAAGTGGTAATACCCTCGAATGTTATGTTCTGACAAATGGGAGTAAGTAAATTGACAGATATCGTTAAGGCAGTTGAAAGCGAAGTACTAACGTTGGGACAAGAACCAAAGGTGTTGACTCTCGGTCATGTGGGAATGGGTACCGGTACTCTTGATCCCTTTGATCAACGTTACCAGAAGGGGCGACTGGTAACTCCCACGGAGATTGCAAAAGGAGCCGACATTGATGCCCTCGTTATTTGGGGTGGCGAGGATATTTCTCCTTCTCTCTATGGTGAGCTTCCCAGTAAGTATACTGGTGCTCGTACAAGCCTATCACGACGGGATCAGGTGGAAGCTGAAGCATGTTTTGCTGCTATGGAGCGGAATATTCCTCTTATTGGTGTGTGTCGAGGGGCTCAGTTGCTCTGTGCTTTGGCTGGTGGTCGTCTTATCCAGCATGTGAACAGTCACAGTGGTACACACGGGATGAAGTGTCTGGATGAAGATATCCTGATCAATACCACGTCGGTACACCACCAGATGATGTATCCGTTTGATGTGTCTCACGTATTGTTGGCACAAGCGTGGCCGAAGCGGAGTAACACATATGTCACGGAGGGCGATGCTGAAGATATGGAGATGCACAAGACGGATACCCCTGAACCGGAAATTGTGTGGTTCCCGGATATCAAGGGTCTCGCGATCCAAGGTCACCCGGAGTTTGTGGGTAATCCGGAAGAAAGTCCGTTTGTACAGTATTGTCTGCGTAAAGTTGATCAATATATCCTGAATAAGTGAGGTTAACATGCAACAAATTCGACGCCTTGGCTGTGATCCTGAAACGTTTCTCTTCGATCCGAAGAACAACAAGTTCATCAGCAGTGTTGGTCTGGTAGGGGGTTCGAAAGAACAACCTCGTCCTATTGACGATGAAGGTAACGCTGTGCAGGAAGACAACGTTACGATTGAGTTCAACACCCCTCCTTGCAGAAGTGCGGCGGATTTCATCAAGAACATCAATCTGAACAAGGATTGGATTAAGGCTCGGGCTGCTGAGTTGGGTTTGGAAATGGTGATCAAGCCCAGTGCCGTGTTCGATGATGATCAGTTGCAGACTCGTGCTGCTAAGACTTTCGGCTGTGAGCCGGATTACAATGCGTGGAATAACGGTAATCAAAACCCCCCTCCCCAAGCAGCGAACAAGAATCTCCGTTCCTGTGGTGGCCATATCCACATTCAGTTTGACCATGATGAGATGGACATGCTGGCTGTTGTCAAGGCAATGGACGCCTTTGTTGGCTGTCTGATGCTGGAGTTTGACAACGATGCTGGTCGTCGTGAGTTGTATGGTAAGGCCGGAGCATTCCGTAAGAAGAGTTACGGGGTGGAGTATCGTACCGCGTCCAATCGGTGGATAGAATCGGATGAACGGATTCAGTGGGTCTGGGATCAGACCGAAAAAGCTCTGGAATTCGTAGCATCTGGTCGGACATTCACGGATGAACAAGGTGAGATGATCCAAGCCTGTATCAACAACAGCGATCTGAAGTTGCTCGCTCAACTGAAGCAGGAGATTGGACTGTGACTAACTCGGAAGTGATCCAGGACTTTGGCCGTCGTTGGCAAGGTACGTTTGTCTGGCTGGATATCGCAGATCGAGAGGAAGAACTGGTCAAGGTAGATCTGGTAGAAGAGACCGGTGGATCGAAGATTGCCACCATGCATCTATCCAGTGATACTCTGGGTAAATTCCAGATTAATTTTGGATCGGACGGGCATCAACTCCGATTCAAGTATCCTCCGGTCGGGGTATTCCAGCACGGTAATGACGCGATGGTGTTCTATCGCCGTCCTCAACGACAATATCGGAGGGGAATTTGTCCGGACAACAGTGTTCTGTTTAATGTTACCCGAAATGTGGTGGGTAATCGGTCCCGGTGGAATCACGCAGAAATCCGTGATGCCTTTGAGCACGAAACATATTCTGTCAAGGATGCATTGAAGATGTTGAAGGGAGGGGGATTTCGTGGTGTTGCACTACGGGATAACTTCACCTTGACTCAAACGTTGTTTGAGAATCCGGATTATGTACTATGGCATTGGGTTCATCCGATTGCACGAGTGGACTCGAAGGGGAAACTCACGGTGTTGATGGAAGAAGATTATCGTCCGACTGTACAATTCTTGCTGGAGGATATTCATGGCTAAAACTGTAGGAGATATCTTCGGGGTACGTCCTCCGACGATACTGGATGCTGGTCCCTTCTATGCCACGATGCAGCCTGGTCCAGAGGTTATCGACTGTGATCGGGCCATCGGTATTGAAGTGGAAGTGGAGAATGCCGGATATAAGCACAATCCACAACAGGTGTGGATGAACAAGGCAGATGGTAGTTTGCGCAACGCTGGTGTGGAATGGATAACCCATCCTATCGAGGCCAAGCACGCCCCCAATGCATTGCAGGATTTGCTGGGGAATAGTCTGGCTGAATCTTGTTGTTTCTCTCCACGTACGTCCATCCACGTACATGTGAATTGTCAGGGGATGACGGGCACACAGGTAACTGACATCTTGATGTTGTATACCATCCTTGAACCGTTGTTCTATAAGTATACGGGTCGTGGACGGATCAAGAATATCTACTGTGTACCTTTGATGGATACCATGCTGACTACTGGTATGGGTCGGGAGAATCTGGGTGCCGTTGTAGAAACTTGGTCCAAGTATGCGGGATTGAATATCATTCCGCTGGGGGAATTCGGCACTATTGAATTCCGTCACATGCATGGAACCTTCAATCACAATAAGGTGGTGATCTGGATTCGGATTATCAACAAGTTGATCGACTATGTATTGAAGGTGGGGACTCCCTCTATCCGTCGGTTGGCTATCGAGTGTAATGCCTTTACGAATTGGAGGGAATTGCTACACGATATCTTTGGGAACGATGATATCCGTTTGAAGTTTGAATCATTTGAAGATATCCGTCGTTCGAGTGGTGTAGTCAAGAGGTCGTTTATCGACCGTAACAAGTTAATAACCTTGATCAAAAGTGTCTCGAAAGAGTCGCCTTACTTTAAAACTATCGGAGCATAACTGATGTGCGGACTTTTGGGAATGATCGCTCGTAAGCCCCAAGGATTCAACTATGGTGACGTGGAGGTATTCGAAACCATGTTGCTGATTGATTCCATCCGGGGGAAGGATTCGACGGGAGTATTTACCCGTTTCCGTAACGGTGATGTTCGAGCTATCAAGCATGGCTCACATCCCTACAATCTATTCCGATCGACGGAGTGGGGAGAATTCAAGTCTAGTGTTACCAATCGGGGTAAGTTTATTGTTGGGCACAACCGTGCGGCGACCCGTGGTGAAGTCAACACAGACAACGCCCATCCCTTTGTGGAAAAGAATATTATTCTGGTTCACAACGGTACATTGAAGGATCAGAAGAACCTGACCGACGTGAGCACCAAAGTGGATAGCCACGCTATTGCCCACGCGTTGGCAGAAGAAAGTGAATTGGAAGATCACGGTGATTACAAGAGAGTAATCTCCAAGATCAATGGGGCATTTGCACTGATCTGGTATGATACCAATACTGAGAAGTTGTACGCTACCCGGAATGATGAACGTCCTCTCTGTATTCTGGAGAGTGATAACTTCATGTTCCTCACTTCTGAGGCGTGGATTGCTGCGTTCCCGGCACAGCGCGCTCACATTGAGATCAAGCGGTCAATCCCGATTGAACCGGGTGAGATCTTTGTATTCAACGCGGATGGCTCCTTTAATAAGGAGGATGTGACCCTATCGGGGGAGTTCGACGATGATGCCGAGCTACTGGCTTGGCAACGATATAGTACGGGTATGAGGGCACAAGCACGGAAGGACTGTGAGCTTTTTCCGAAAGGGACGGAGATGGCTCCCGCAAAACAAGCCCACTCGACCCCGACGCCTTCGAAGCCCTGCGCGCTAACGCTCGCAAAAGACACCTCGCCTTCTAGTGATGAGGATCAGGCTGAAGCACGGACTGCATCCATCCATGCGTACAATGAGGCATTCCCTCGTAATGAGACAATGCTGATCAAGATTCATGCAGCATCGAAGACAGCCAATGGACGATTCTCTTTCAATGGGTTGGTTATGACCCCCGGAAAAGAACGTCTGGATGTCAAGGGCTTTCTTCCTCATGATGTATCTGGGAATGAATTGCCTCAGTGGTTTGAAACAATGTGTATTGGTACGGTACAACATCATACCCATACAGTTAATGGAGGATGGACCATCCACGTAAAGGATACCAAGAAGGCTACATTTACACAGGTACATTCCAAGGAAGTCCCGGTTATGTTGTGGGACTATGCCATGAATCATGGATGCTGTATGGAATGTCAACGTAAGGTAGAGGCTTGGGAGAAAGTATTTACAACTCTCGTTGAGAAGCATGTCATCATGCCGAAGAAAGAAAAGCCAGTTAATGTACTGACAATGTTGTGCCCTGACTGTATCGCCAAGAAGATTGAACGGGAGGACTACCGTGGCAAGTACCTTGCATCGTACACCAACACCAAGAAAGCAATTGAAGCAGCCCGCACCAAGGCGGCCTCTAGTGCTGCTGCCGTACAAGATCGGCTCTCAGTCAGCAAGGAATCTGGCTCTATCAATGAGCGAACTCTGCGGCTACAGAATCCGAAGACTGTTCATTGATCGACCGAATCCCACATTCACTCATCATCCGTGGACTATTGTGATTAACTGGGGTAACAGCCATTGGCATACAGTGGCGAATGGACATCCGCAGCGGACTATCAACAATTTCGATGCTGTAGCTGTGGCCAGTAATAAGCTGAGTACTTTTAACGCCTTGAAGGATGTGGATGGAATTCGTATACCCGTTTATACTACCGACCGAGCTGTTGCAACTAGCTGGTTGGCTGAAAAGATTACTGTGGTGTGTCGGACCGTACTTTCTGGTCATTCTGGTGCCGGTATTGTGCTTGCTGATACCGAAGATAAACTGGTCCGGGCACCGTTGTATGTGCAGTACATCAAGAAGCAAAAAGAGTTCCGGATCCACGTCGCCTTTGGAGAAGTAATCGATGTTCAGGAAAAGCGAAAACGAAAGGATCTGCCAGAAGATTTTAAGGCGGACTTTCAGGTACGTAATCATCAAACCGGATGGGTCTATTGTCGTGAAGACATCACCGAGCCTGAAGGGATGCGACAAATGGCTCAACGAGTGGTGGCTCAACTCAACCTCGACTTTGGTGCAGTTGACATCATTTGGAATGAAAAACGGAACGAGTGTTACTGTCTGGAAGTCAACACCGCGCCAGGACTTGAGGGCAGTACCGTGGGAAACTACGCACAAGCGTTTGTTAGGCATCTAAAATGAAGATCCAAAAACAATTTTCTCCGATGACGATTACTCTAGAGACCAAGCAAGACTTGGACGATCTCTTGGTAATCATACATAGAGCTAGATGGGAGATTCTACATCCAACGTCTGCGTTCTCCAAACTTTCTAGAGACGATGCAGATACACTGGAGAAGATTGAAATCTTTTTGAGGGATTTGAAATGAAAGAAGTTAACGGAAATCTCTGGACAGAAACCAGTCCACGAGGAACACTCCGTATCGGATTTACCCAACGATTCATTGAAGAGAAGTTGGGTGAGTGTTTCCACGTGATGCAGGCGGATCTGAACAAGGTAGTCAGGGGAGGACCCATGCTCGTCATTGAAACCAATGATGGGTTGGAGAATCTGAAGTCCCCTGTTACCGGCTCGATTCTGGTGTTCAACGATCGGGCTCGGAATTTTCCGGATCGACTGAAAGAAGAGGAAACAATTCTGGAAGTCTTACCAGATGGAGTGAAGCTCGAACCAGTAGTAAAAGCTAAACGAGTGGAAAAAGCCAAGATTGCTGCTCCGGCTCAATTTGATCCTGATAGATGGGAACCCCGTGACGTGAATCTTGACGACCTCTTCAATCGTCCAGTTGCTCCGCCACGTCGGCCACGATAATAAGGATAATATATGCGTTGCCTAAGTTGCAATGTGAGGTTAAACAATCGTGAGAGCACTCGCAAATATTCTTCTAGCGGGACTTTTATTGACCTATGTGATCGGTGCTTTTCTTACGTCGCGGAAGAGATACCCGATATCACCGAAAGCACCGAGGGTTTTGGTGCAGATGAGGAGGATTACAATGCCGAGGATATGGAAGGCATCAGCTTTGACCCGAGGGGAGCCGACAATGGGAGCGAGTAGTATGATTGTCACATGTAAGGCGTGTAAGCAAAGGTTCAACGGGGATGAGTGGATGAAGAAAACCACCTGTGACAATCCCAACTGTAGTTGCCCGGGAGTCAAGGAGTTGACACAGAAAACCAGTCAGGTAATGGAGAAGATGCGATCCGGTCCTATTCAAAATATTAAACGGGGTACTCTTCCCACGGGATATCTGGCAGAAGTGAACCAGTACATGATGGATGTACCTGATGTAATGGTGGTAGACATCATCGTTCCCAAACAACACTTCAGTAAGAAAAAGAGGTAACCATGTATGGCTATGCACAAAGCTCACGATTTCTCAAGCATGAGCCCTGTCCGGTATGCGGATCAAAGGATAATCTGGCCCGGTACGAGGGAGGTTCTGCATTCTGTTTTGGATGTGGAGCATATGAACCGGGAGAATCCGGATTTGTCAAGAGACTATCAGAATTATCTGGACAGTCGCAATCAGAGGCCGTCTGCCCTCGAGCTGGTGGCGGGAGCAGTAGTCTACTACGATCCTGTCCTGATGACACTGAGTCTGGAGGATATCCTGAGGTAGTGCTGGAATGGGTAGGTAAGTACGGTCTGGCGGTTCCCGATCTGATCCGTCACCATGTTGGTTGGAGTAAATCTCGTGAACAACTCATCTTCCGATTTTATGGAGAAGGTAAGGACCTGGTGTTGTGGCAAGCCCGTAATTTCCGAGCCGGTACCACCCATGACAATCGCTTCTTTACTGGAGGAACGCCAGCGGACGTTATTGCAGCTTATTATAGTCGCACGTCAACAAACACGGCTTGTATTGTTGAAGACTGCATCAGCGGAATCTGCGTTAGCCACGCAGGCATTGATGGAATCCCGTGCTTTAGTGCAGCGATGCCGCTCAAAAAGCTAAGTCGTATCCGCCAGCTATACAAGAATATCTTTGTGTGGTTGGACCATGATAAGTTTCCGGAAGCACAGAAGATGGCACGTCAACTGGGTATGTTGGGGGTACATAGCCGAGCAATATTTACATTAGATGATCCGAAGGACCATGCACTTGATCAAATTCAAAAGGCTTTGAAACTGTAATGAAATTAAGTAATGAGCGTGAACGGCTCCTTTGTTATACAGCAGGTATTATTGGAAGTACGCTTAGTAATCCGGGTAACGTATATACTGCAGAGCAGTTGATGAAACCCGCTATTCGTGCAGCAAATAAGTTGATCAACACAATTTATGATGATGTGGCTTTAGAAGAAATTCTTAAAGGTGATAAATAATGTTTACGAAGATCGGTAGCGCCCTTGGTGCCTTGGCATTCATTGCTATGGTGTCTCTGTTTGGTCATATCTATTATGAGACTAGTCACTATGTTCCTCCACCGACTCTGGAACAGAAACTAGAGAATGTAGTAGCAGTGACAACAGATTCAGGATACTGTAGTGGTTGGGTACTCAAAGGAACTCATGAGGTAGTAACGGCAGCACACTGTGCCGAAGGATTGGATCCAACAGCAGTGTTGAATGTAGATTTTGGGGATGGGAAGAAACATCCTTTCCACATTCAGAAGCTCGGTGATGCAGACGATACAACGGGTCCGGACATCATGACCCTTACCACCAGTGATGCCACGATCAACTGACCCGTTGGGCTGGCTGTATGCTCGTTTAAACCATACTATGGAGAGGTACTTGATCTCATGGGAGGACCCCTGGGTCTATCCAAGACTGTTTCTATTGGCCATGTTGCTTACCCTGATCGCTCCCAAGAGGATATTCTGACAGTTCCATTTGATCATTTTATCCAGTATGATACCTCGGTAGTTCCTGGGAACAGTGGTGGCCCTGCAGTAGATGATTCCCTCAGTTGCGTGATGGGGCTTGCTGAAATGGATCAAGTGAAGGTTATTAATGGTATTCCGTTTATGATTGGTTACCTGACCCCGGCTTCTGAACTTGCGGATCTCAAATGACTACCAGATATCGGATAATTAAGTATCAGAATGGTACCTGTAAGGTACAATATAAAGGCTGGTTCTTCTGGCATACTGCCATGGACGCGGATCAGCGGCACCTGTTTGACAGGGAATTTCAAATATCTACCGAGGCAGAGAAATGGATTGAGAAACGAATCGCGGCGAATACAATCAAACGCATTTACGAGCATCCATAATGAACCCTTATGATTTAATTGATATACTATTCTGGGGAACCCTGATTCTCTATGTTATCATAATGTTGAGGAAATGATATGAGAATGCTTGATCCGGAATACTATAAATGGTGCCTGCAACAGTATGAAGAGATTCGTCAACGAAGGAATTCATTTAAAGGTATTCCCGACAAGTATGATCGATTACTTCTACAACTGGATCGGATCTTTGAACAATTTTACAGGAGTATTTTAAAGTGAATCTATTTATTCTTTACTTCAAGAATCTGGGGATTGCTCTATGGCGGGTACCCCGGTCTATCCTGGGGATCTACAAGTACAGTACTGACGATGGGTACGTTAAAAACGTCCTGGTGACGTTGGACTGTCTCGGTAATACCCTGGCCTTCGGTGACCCGGACGAAACGATCTCCAGCCGTTCTAGCAAGGCTGAGCTGTATGAGCAGAGTACTACTCCCCCATCATGGGGGTGGGGATGTCGTATGTGTTCCTTTCTAGCTATCTTTCAGGAGAACCACTGTGCCAAAGCACTTGAACGGAACAAGGGACACAGGGCGGTGGTACCAGATGCTGAGTAAATTACTTGGGTGGTCACCTTGGAGTATCGAGGAAGATACTAAGGTTGTGAGGGAGAGACGCATCTGGCGGGACTGTGATCCCTACGGAAACGTCAACGACCAGGAGTACTGGTGGACCGGACGTAAGGTAACCTATCGCAGACGGAACAACCGAACAGGTAAGGTACAATACAGGTATGAGGAGTTCCAGCAATCCAGAGCCGAACGTAGTTGACAACATCGAAGGTACGCCATGATTAGAAGTCAATCTTATATTGAGGGATACCGTGTTGGGTTTTATGATGGAGGTTTTGTGTGGGACAATCCTTATGTACCTGCCGAAGGGGAATATGACTACAACACCTGGGAACTTGGAAGGCTTAGGGGTAGACTCGATTGGAGAGAAGGACTACGACCCCTCTACCACTACGCAGAGAATTAAGAAAGTTCTTGACAAGGTACCCATTTGTATGGTACAATACTGTTTAGTTGAACAATAGAGGGGTGTTTTGTTGTTTTCTTACAACAGAAGTTGACAGATCAAACAATTTAGGATAGAATACTTATTCTTTGTTTTCTTTGAAGCAGAGTCATCAAAGGCTCTGCTGATTTGTTTTCTTTCTGTTTTGACCTACCTATGAATACATATAAAGATATAAATCATAAAGAACTATTAGAAGAACTTTATTACGAACCAGATACTGGTGAGTTCTATTGGTTAGTCGGAGGACATGGACGACGACTTGGTAAACCTATAGGGTATCTGTCTACCATTCCATATCAGACTGTTACATACAAAACAATTGTACTTCGTATGAATCGTCTGGCCTGGTTTTACATGACAGAAGAATGGCCACCTGAAGATATGATGGTGGATCATGAAGATGGTAACACCAAGAATAATCGATGGAAGAATCTAAGGTTAGCAACGGATATAGAAAATGCAGCAAATCGGCGGCGTAGACAACAAACCCTATCTGGTGCCAAGGGAGTTCATCTTGATCCAGTATCTCAATTGTGGAATGTACAGATTATTTATGATGGTGTTAAACATATGTTTGGTCCCTTTGAAACCGTAACCCAAGCTCATCAGGTACATGAAAAGGAATCTCAAAGAATCCGAGAAGAATTCCATAGACCTACGTTATTGAGACAACAACGAGCAACTTTCAGTAGCAAAGAAGTTCATGAAGCTATTGAAGATTTTATCAAAGATAAGAAACTAGTTGGAGGGAGGTATATCTGATAGAGTTAAGTATTGTAAAATATCTTCTGAGTAAAGAGAATTATAATAAGATCAGAGATAACCTGGATGTATCCGACTTCTCCAAGGAACTACATCCTGTAGTACGTACCATCGACGGGTACTTTACTACCACAGAATCCGACGGTGATCTGACCGTCGATGACTTATCTAATCTGTATTTCTCCAGTAATCGTAGTAAGGTAGATTTCTACTCAGGCGTCTTCGACGCTCTCAAACAGGTAGATGCAAATGATTTCTCGACTGAAAAACTTATTGAGACGTTCAAGCGTAGTCGACTTCTACGGGAACTATCTGTATCCGCTTACGAGTTAGCGGAGGGTCGGGGTAAGGAAGAAGACTATCAACAACTGGTAGAACAACTCAAGTCACCGGAGCAACTATGTGAAGACGAGGATAATGATTTCGTTAGCAGTGATCTTGTGGAGATCGTTAATACAAGTCGCGCTGTGGAAGGCTTGCGATGGCGTCTTGAATCTCTCAATAAACGTCTTGGGTCGCTTAGACAGGGCAATTTTGGGTTTATATTTGCACGGCCGGAAACAGGGAAAACCACGTTACTGGCTTCGGAAGTTACATTCATGGCTGCGCAAGCTACGAATCCTGTACTCTGGTTTAACAACGAACAGGTCGGAACGGAAGTAATGCTTCGGTGTTACCAGTCTGCTCTTGGAATGGATAACACCCAACTTCTGAGTAATCTGGAAGAGAATCGTGAGAAATATCTTCAGGCGACGAAGGACAACATTAAGCTCAAGGACAGTGCGTCAATTCACTTTAAACAAGTTGAGGCCATCTGTAAGAAAATCCAGCCGAGCCTCATTGTTTTCGATCAGATCGATAAGCTCAAAGGATTTGACAATGATCGAGAGGATCTGCGACTCGGATCCATATACATTTGGGCTCGTGAACTTGCCAAGACATATTGTCCGGTCATCGGGGTCTGCCAGGCGGATGGGTCTGGTGAGGGAGTTCGCTGGTTGTCCATGGCAAACGTGGCTAACGCGAAGACAAGCAAACAGGCTGAGGCGGACTGGATTCTTGGTGTTGGAAAAGTGAATGAAGCCGGATATGATAATCTTCGGTTCCTTCATCTGAGTAAGAATAAGTTGTGGGGAGATGAAGATACTGATCCGAAGTTGAGACATGATCGTTGGGAAACGTTGATTGAACCAGAGATAGGAAGATATCGTGACCTTTAAATCTACACAGGTATATGTAGTAATGCGGGAGATTGGAGATGACTTCCATCCAGTAGCTGTATTCAAAGATCTGGAAACTGCTGAAGGTAACTCGGAAGGATATAATCTCTCAATGGAAGAACAGAAACTAGATATTCATTTCTTTGTATTAACTACGATGATGTACGAATGAATGTTCTGGCTATCGATACCGAGTCAAACACTTGGAACAAAGGGAGTTGGAGTGACCGAAGACACAAACCTGTCTGCTATTCTTTCGCAGATGAACAAGATTCTGGTGCAGAAAGGATCTCTCCGGAATCAATTGAACTCCTGCAACGAAGAGTTGATAAAGCTGGAACAATCGTTGGCTTCAATATTAAATACGATGCGAACGTCTGCCGAAAACTCGAAATCAACCTAGAAGAAAAACGGATCTGGTGTTGTCAAGTAGCTGAATTCTTACTGAGTAACCAACAATGGAAATATCCAAGTCTCGAAGAGTCCTTGGTCAAACATGGTCTTGGACACAAAGAGGACAAGGTAGCGGAATATTGGAAACGTGGAGTCCAGACGGAAGACATTCCGTGGGATATACTGGGCTCCTACGCTACGACGGACGCTGTTATGACCTTACGGTTGTACGAACA